GGTCGGCGCTGGCACCAACTTGATGACCGTAACCACGGGCTTCGTGCCATCGGCTGGGTGGAAGGTCGATGCTGTTGACGCACTGGCACCCGGCACGTATCCGATCCTGAAATACTCTGGAACGGCCACAACCATTCTGCCAACAATCGGCATCAACAACACGGGCCGCACTGTGACGTTTGCATATAACAACGCAGTCAACCCCAAAGTGCTCAACATGATTGTGACTGGTCCATGAACAACGACATCCAAACCCTCCTGCACAGCAAGATCAACCTTGCAATTTCTTGGGTGGCAGCACTGACTGGCCTTGGGGCTTTCGCCGGGCTGGTGTCCACCGGCGTGGCCGTACTCTCGGGCGTGTGGCTGGTCATTCAGATTTACGGGTGGTTCCGTTTCACCTTGCCGCGAAACAAGCAGGAAGAAGCTGCGCGAAAATCACTGAAGTGATAAAATTGACAAATCTTTTCTGAAAGGTTTGTATGTCAAAAGAAGCAAGAGCCTATCTCGCCGCTGCGATCTTTCTTGTTGCCACCTTGGGGGTTACCTATTTCCTGGTCGGCAACGAAATCAACCCGACCAACCGCGACGTGGTGATCGGCCTGATCGCCGTGATCACCTCGGGGGCCAGCATTGCCGTGGGCAAGCTGTTCGGCACAGCCACGGATGAGCAGGTTCAAAAGCTGCAGAAGGCGCTGGACGAATTGGAATTGCAGCATGCACTGCTGAAAGTCAACTATGACTCGCTGACCCGAATGCTGGTTGACCGGCATGTCATTGCTGGCGAAGGCTTCACCATAAAGGACACCCCATGAAATCCATCCTCGCATCCCTCATCGCCGTCACCCTTGCCGCTTGTGGCGGTGGCTCAAACGAAGTGGTCAACGTGGCCACGAACACCGCGCTGCCCCCCGGCTTGACTTTGGGGCCAGTAGACCCCTTGGCTCCCGCCACACAGCCCTTGCCGGTGGTCATAGCCCCGGTGGTCGGCCCCCAGGTGCAACCCTCTCCGTCGATCGATGCAAACATCTGCAAGCCTGACTCGTCCGGCTTTGTCATCGGACCGTGTATTCCCGCCAAGAGCCCGATCAACTGGTGCTCGGACGGCATGGTCATCGGCCCATGCACGCCCCTGCCTGAGCCTGTGTGTGCCAAGCCCGGTGAAGTGGTTGTTGGACCTACGCCATCATGCGCAAAGTCAGACTGACTCGCATTGAGCAATCGGACCAGGGGGTCTTTGGGATCCTGTCCTTCGAGGGTCGGCAGTTGTTCACGCTGGAGTGCCCGTGGCGCGACAACCAGCCTATGATCTCCTGCATCCCCACGGGACGTTACGAGGTGGTCTGGGCCATGAGCCCGCGTTTTAAACGCAACACGTGCCGCCTGGTCGGCGTACCCGGGCGCAGCGGTGTGCTGATCCACTCGGCCAATTACGCGGGCGACCCGGCGATGGGATGGATCAGCCAGCTCAACGGTTGCATCGCCCCGGCCAAAGAACTCGGGCGGCTGAAAAACCGCAACGGGATGTGGCAGCAAGCGGGCCTGTTGTCCGCCCCTGCCACCCGCGAGTTCGACGCCTGGGCCGACAAGAAACCTTTCACATTGGAAATCGTATGATCATTTCTGGAATTCTTTCTATCCTGGGGTCCAGCTTCATGGGCACCCTGCTGGGCGGCGCGTTTGCCTTCATGAACAAAAAGCAAGACACCGCGCTTGAGCTGGCCAAGCTACAGCACGAGCTGCACTTGCGCGACAAAGACATTGCGCTGGCCACCGCCGAAGCCCAGGGCCACGCGGCCGTGGCGTTTGAGCAGGCCGAAGGGGCACGCTTTGCCGCCATTGGCCAAGCCCATGCAGCCGATGTCACCACGGGCGAACAACTCAAAGAGGCAGGCTTCTGGCGCTTCCTGTTTGTGTGGGCCGAGGCATACCGAAAAGTGATGCGCCCTGCCATCACCACGGCGCTGCTGGGCGCTGCGCTCTGGGCCAACTACATCGTGTTTACTTACCTGCAATCGGCTTGGCCAAACATCGGCGTCACGGGTCAACTCGACCTGGTGCTCCAAGCGTTTGGCTGGGTCAGCGGCCAGGCCAGTGCGTGTGTTGCCTATTGGATGGTTTCCCGTGGCGCTCCGAAGTAAAGCGTTGTAAAATGACAACACCGGCTCCGCATCGGACCCCATGCGGTAAAAAAGTTGTGCAGCCACCCGGCTGTGCTTTTCAAAGTGCAACTTAAAAGGTAATACTATGTTCGTATCCTGCGCAAAACTCACCGCCGAACTGGCGCTCAAACAAGATGTTCTCAACGGTTGTGACGGCACCCCCCTGCCCGCTGGCACCGAAGTCGCCACATGCGCCGACTTGGCCAATGTCACCGTCCCTGACGCAACCGATACCGTCAAAGGCAAAGTGGCGCTCAACGCTGGCACATCCCTACCCGGCGATGCGACCAACTGCACCGATGCCCTGACCGCTTGCGGCTTGAACGCTTTGCTGACTGACCCCGCCGCCGGTGGCAATGCCGTCATCAACAACGTCAAGGCCTTGGTCCCCCTCGCAACCACAACAGTGGCAGGCCTGATCGAAGAAGCAACAGGCGAAGAAACCAGACTCGGTGCAACTGACCCAAACAAGGACGACCGGGCAGTTACTCCGGGGAGTATGAGTTATGCGTTGCAGACGGGGAAGCAGTACAACATTCATTTAAACAATACCGCAGCTACAACATCTAGTTTCCCGCATCGGTTTGATGTAACAAACGGCACCAGCTTGGGTGGCAGTGCCGACAACTCTGGGTCTGCGCTATTAGCAATTGTCGCGGGAACAAGTACTGTTGCGGCGGGCGGTGTATATAGCGCAAGTCAAGGGCACGTTACTCCCGGCGTGACAACCAACGGGACACTTGCTGCTGTCTACGGCTTTAACAGCAGTGGTGCAGGTACAGGGACAAAGCAGGGAGTTAACGGTACGTCCATAGGCGTAGGGGGCGGCACCAACATCGGTGTGTACGGCACTGCTGCAAACGGCGCCACCAACTGGGCCGGTTACTTCGAGGGCAACGTAGCCGGTGGTGCATACACCACTCTTTCTGACGCAACTCTGAAAGAGAACGTTGAAGCCATCGACCCAGCCAAGGCTCTGCAATTCCGAAACGGCTTGTCTTGGAAAAAGTATGAGATGTTCACCGAGCAGCAAGTCGAGATCATGCAAGACGTGACCGACTCTGAAGGCAACACCATCCAAGTCCCAACTGGCCGCTACCAAGCCATCCGCAACAGCCAAGGCATCAAGCGCGGCCTGATTGCTCAGGAAGTCTTGGCTCTGGCACAAAGCATCGGCGACTTCACTGATGTGGTGGTTGAGGTTGGCGAGTACTTCACGCTCGACGCCCAAGGCTACCCCGTCAAGGACGCCCAAGGCAACAACATCGTGAACAAGCGATTGGGTATTGATTACGGGTCCGTGAACGTGATCGTCATGGCAGGGGAGCAAGCCCTGACATTGGGCGCTTAATAGCCTAAAGCCTGAAGCGCCTTGCCCACAAAGCAGGGCGCTTTGGATTGAAGGTTGACCTTCTGTGGTAAAAAAGATACAATCGCGTGCAAGCATAGGAGCACTCAAATGATTCTCGTCTCAACCGAGCAGCGTCGATCAGACCCTTTCACGATTAAACAGCAGGTAACCATCGTTGCCTCGGGCCTGCAGGGTACCGATGTGGTTGAGTTCGATGTGGTGAGCATCACCAAATCCGCTCCCGCATCGGGGGACCCCTGCTGCCCTGGCCAAGTGAGCCTGCCTGACTTCAACTCGGCCGTGCCGCTGACCAGTTGTTTTGGTTGCTCGCACGAAGAGCGAGTCAAGCTCACTGCCACAAAGCCCTGGATCGTGATCGACATGCCCCAGCAAGTTCCGTTGGTGGCCCGCGTTGTCGCTGACGACGACGCTGTGATCGAGGTTGAGTACTTCGAGACCACCAGCCAAGGCATCACTTGCGTCTAAGGAACTGACATGCAGCAGATCATCAAAGCGGGCGCCGGTGCGTCCACGGCATTTGTCATCCAGCCAGGAAAACAGTTGACGCTATCTGCGTCCGGCCTCGCCGGTGACGACGTTGTGGTGATCGAGGTAGTGACGCTCTCCCGCGCACCCGAGTTCACCGGCGATTCGTGCTGCGCAGTTACCGCGCCGGACATCCAGGTTATCGCGTTCACTCCGTTGCTGTGCGCCCCAGGCGTTGCCCGTGAGTTGACCGCCGAATCCCCTTACGTGGTTCTGGACGGCCCGCAGTTGGTCACTTTGCGTGTCCGGGTCATAGCCGATCCAGGCGCTTTGGTCGAAGTGTTCTTGCACGAAACCGACAGCGACGGTTGCGCTGAAGCCTGGCGCTGCCCGGCAGTTGCAGCACCGGTTGAGGTGTCTTCACTGCCTTGCCTTGAGATTTGTGAACTGCCTGTTGTCGAACTCAAAAAGCAAGTCGTTGACACCCAGGTGGTGTGTGGTGAACTTTGGTACATTTGGAGCGATGGCACCAAGACCACCGAAACTTTGCCCGTGTGCCCCGTGCCCGTGACGTACTGCCCAAGTATGCGCTTGTCCTGCGACGGCCAACCCGGCTACGGTTTCCACTTGATGGACCCCAAAGACCCAGCGGCTACGGTTGAAATGGCCACATGCCCTGGTGATGAAACGACGGATTCGATATGGATCTACCCGGCGGCCGGCCCAGGCCACACAGTAAAGGTAATGGATTGCGACGGCAATCCTATTGGCTACGCCGCCAACCGTTCCGACTGCGCCCCTGACTGCGGATGCCCCGAAACTGTGATCAATGTGAACAACACCAACAACGTCGCTGCGCCGACCGTGAACGTGGCCGCGCCTGAAGTGACCGTGACGCCCGTCAACAACTTCACGCCAACCACCAACGTGGCCGCACCTGCTGTGACCAACAACTTCACGCCGACCACCAACGTGGCCGCGCCTGCTGTGACCAACAACTTCACGCCGACCACCAACGTGGCCGCGCCTGCTGTGACCAACAACTTCACGCCGACCACCAACGTGGCCGCACCCGAAGTCAACATCACGCAAGCTGCCCCCAACCTGGTGGCACAGGTTATCGCGGACGACGGTACGATCACAAGCACGTTGTCAGACGGTAGCACCGTGGTGTCCAACCCCCTGCCAAGTTGCTGAAAAACAACACGTGTGGTATATTTGCAACAACTAACCGAAAGGTGAATCATCATGAAATCAATGTCCCCTAAACCCAGCTACGGTAGCAAGACTGTGACTCACAGCCGACCTACCACGTTTGGTTCCACCGCTTCGGCTCGCATGCCCAATGTGCCCAACGTGCCCAAGATGTCGATGGGCAAACAAGGCTGCATGACCGGCAACTGCCCCGGCAGCAAGCGCAAGTAATCATGACCCCTCAAGCAGCTGAAGCCCTGCTTCGGGCAGAACTCGCCTCCGACTCCGCAGTTGGCAAGGCGCTTGTTCTGTTCCTGCAAGATGCCGAAGTCGCAAACTATCGGCAGACATCTCGTGTGTCCGACCCCTACGCAATGGCCCGCACCGTGGGCCGCGGCGAAGGTATCCACTCCATCCTCACCCGTATCACGCCAGTCAAAGATCTTGCCGATCCCCGCCAAGTTCCAATGACTGCCGAAGGAAACTAAACCATGGCAAACGTACCTACCACTGAAGAAGGTTTGGCCGCGTGGCGCGCACAGCGCCTGGGCAAACCCGTCAATTTGAAACACGACTTGGCCGCTGAAGGCGTGCCGAGCAACGGCGGAGGCGGCCCCGATTCGGAGCGCCCAGAACCCCGCCACCCCCTGGAAAAGTTCAACCCCATGGAGTTGGACACAGGCGGCAACCAAAACGAAAACGAAGGCTCCGGCTACGGCGCCGAAGACGATAACCTGCAGCAGCAATTGGCTGCCGCCAACGGTCGCCTCGGCCCCGCCCAGCGCCAGCTCGAAGAGATGCGTGCCGCGATGCAGGCGATGCAGCAACAAAACGCCGACATGGCCGCCCGTCTGGCCGAGCGCGAAGCGCAAGAAAAAGCCAGCCGCTTCCAGCGTGCCGCCCAAGAGTTCAATCCGCTGGAAGGCTTGAGCAAGGACGAGCTGGATATGCTCGACCCCGCCGCCCTCAAAATGATCGAGCACGTCGGCCGCCAAGCCTACAGCAAAGCCCACGGCTCAATCCGCGAGCATGAAGAGTTGATCGAGAAAACGCTGTCTCAGCGTGACGCCCGTGAGCGCGACAACTTCATCTACGGCACCGCCGAATCCCTGGGCCTGAACAAGCTGGGCAACGACAACAAGTTCACCAAGTTTCTGAATGAAGACGATTCGGCCGCACTGCTGCTGAACAGCTTCACTCAGAGCAAAGACATTGCAACCGCCCGTATGCTGGAACCCCGCGTGCGTTCCATGCTCAAGCGCTTCGAGAAAACGACCAACTCCACCCGTACCCCCGACCCGCAGGACCGAGCATCTGCGCACCTGGCCCGAAAGCCCGATGCGCAGTCCGCTGGGTCTCAGCGCGGTGGCCATGTTTCTGCCGATGAGGTTCGCCGAGTCACAGAGCAAGCTCGTCGTCTGGCGCGGGCCGGCAAGCACAAGGAATCGCGAGAACTCCTTGCGTCAATCTAAACTACTCAACTCCACGAGGTAACAAATGAGTAACAACGTCAATAGCGCCGGGTACGGTGGTGGCATCAAAGGCTCCATCTACGCACCGGATCGTATCTCTACGAAAATCCTGCAAGCGTACCAACAGTGCTCCTTGCTGCCCAACATCGCCAAGTCGAACTTCATGTCGAACGAAGAGCTGATGTGCGGCGGTAAGGTGATCTACGGTATCGAGCAGACCCTGAACCTGTTCGGCACCGACCGTCAGAACAACGAGCACCCCGATGTGTTCGATGGCCCTGGCATGGACACCAACAGCATGACGATCTGCCAAGGCCGCAAGTTTGAGTGGAAACTCTCGAACTACGACCGCCGCATCATGTGCGACAACTTCGACCTGTGGGAAGAGTCTGTCAAGCGTCGTCTGGACAACGGCATCCGTCAACTGATCGACGCATACTCGATCCCCAAGATCATGGCCTCGGCTTCTCCTGACAACGTGGGCAACCGCGCTGGCAAGATCAGCCACTCGGTCGACCTGGGTTGGCAAGACGCCACCGCCTTGAATGCCAACAGCATCGCCGGCATGGAAGAGCTGTTCTACAGCTTGCGCCAAGTTGCCCAAGAAGCTGGCATGATGGGTTGCGCAGGCAACATGGACGCAGCTGGCCCTGGCTATGCTGGCGATGTGCCTGTCATCATCTTGCCTATCCAGCTGGAACGCTGGGCCTTGAAGATGATGAGCGAGTACGGCAAAGACGGTTGCTGCACCGAAAAGAACGCTTTCGTCACCGGTTATATCGGCAAGATCTTGGGCTTTGAAGTGTTCACTTCTAGCCAACTGTTCTCTGCAAACTACGGTGCCGCCGGCAACATTGCTCCAATCCTGATGCTCGATCCTTCGCAAGTGCTTCATGCTTTTGAGACGCTCGACGTGAAGTGGTATGAAGGTAAATTCGAGTGGAGCCTGGTCGGCGAGTTTGTTTTTGATACTATGGTAGTAAGACCAGAAGCCGTGGCCGTGGCCTTCAGCAAGGTCTAAGTGAAGGGGCTTCGGCCCTTTCACCTCCGAAACTTTTTACAGAAATCGAGGTACAAAATGGCTTTCGTAGCTAAAGACAACAAGACCCTGCAGGTCTTCCGCGGCGGCTTCAACGATTTGAGCAAGAATCCTTGGCTGCAAAACATCGGCAACGGTTGCTGCGAACCTGGTCAAACCATTGACCAGGAGCGTCTGCCCCGCTCGCTGCACCCTGAGAACGCGCTGGTTCACAGCCGTCCTTTCGGTAACCGCCTGCACTGGCGCTTCAGCGAATTGGATGACACGACTCGTCGCCAGATCGTTGCCCACATCAACACCCACGGCGTTGGTGCGAAAATCGAAGTGATCACCATCCCCACGTTTGCCTTTGTGCACAGCGTGCACACCGTTACCTTGGCTGAAGAGTCGGGCTTGGTGTTCAAGCTGTACGCCCGCAATGGTACTGCCGTGCCTTCCGGTCAGTTGATTAAGGTCAGCGAAACCGACAGCGGCGACGGTTGCGGTGAAGTTGCTCGCGTGCGCGGTGCTGCCGACAAGAACGCCATCGGCGCTCTGGGCGGTGCCAGCCGTGTGCACAACATCTTTGCTACCGCCAACGGCGGTGAGTTCGCCTTGGAGGCAGATGTGTGGGTGCTTGAGGTTGTGTCGGTTCCAGCCGACGGCGTGATCGGCTCGTTCGATCTGCTGATCCACAGCTTGACCGTGGCCGCAGGCCGCACAGAAGCCAGCCGTTAATCAAACGGCAAGGTCTGAGAGGGGCGCCCAAGAGGCGCCCTTTTCTTTTAGTGCTGCTGTTTCTTCTGGTGTAGCGTACCGCCAGGTGTGACCGTATGCGTATTTAATTTTTCCGCGGCAACACTTGACGATGTTTGATTTGTCCGCCAGCGGATTTGTGTTTTCCCTGCACCATTGCTCCGCCACAGAGGTGCCTTCAAAAATAACGCTTTCGCTTTGAACAACGGCAACCTTCGGTCTAAACCCAAAAGTACTTCGATCTCGTTTGCGTCCGGCTTCTGCCATTTTCAACAGTGTTGATTCAGAGTGAACACGTCCTTTTCGCGAGACGCTCATTTTTAACCGAGTCTCTTTTGACACCACGGTGCCCCTCTTTGCCTCGCTAATATTTTTCTTTGTTGCTTCTGAACGTTTTCTTCCGGTGTGAAACGCAACGTTTCTCGCTTTAAATTCATCGGATCTGATTGCACCGGACGCTCCATCACCTCCGTCGGTATAGTTTACAAGAGGGCCAAGTCCCTTGTCTTTGCGCCCAATTCTTGCAATCAGATTGCGCTCAAGCTCAAACGCAAATGCTTCCAGCATGTCGTCTTGGGCGATCATTACCAGAACCCCGTGCTTGCGCACCACAGAGTTCCAGTGTTTAGATCTCCCGTGCGTGTGCCAGCCGCGTCGTTTTTGGCCCTCCCCCACGTAAAAGGGTTCAAGGGTGTCGGCCTTCAAGTGCACGTAAACATAGTGCCGCTTGGGTCGCTCAATGGATTTGAGTTTCAACACGGCGACGGTCACGCTGCTTGATCCTCATCGGACTCTTCTTCGGCTTCGGCCAAAATTTCGTCAACGGCCAGTTGAAAGGCTTCTTCCCCGATGATCTCGATAACTGTCTCCATGCACAGCGAGTCAAGCGGGTCTTGGTCTAACGAACACTGGATGTCAATCAACATTGAGATAACGTGCTTTGCCCCGGCACACGCCAGCAGTACTGGGATGTGGTTTGACAAGGCTGCGCCCATGTGTATTGTCGCAGTGAGAATGCCGTCATCGAAGCTGGGTGCTTTTGAATGAGGCACGCCGTTGGGATAAGCGTGTTGAAAAGTGTGCATGATTAACCTTTAGTTGAGTTGAGAAATTTTTCAATTGCTTGTCGTACAAGTTCGGAGACTGAATACCCGGAGGCTTCTGCCCGCGCCCTTAAACTTTCAAGCATTTGATGGGGGAGAAAAAAGTTTGTTCGCTTCATGGTGTGCCTAGTATACATACAAATCGAGCCGACGCAAAACAAATTTTTAGCCGGGTGGCGGTCTGTTGCGCCGGTGCAACACTGGTGGTAAAATGCCCAGGCCAATTCCACTTAACCTCAAGGAAACCTATGGAACTCCCTCACATCACCTCCCGCATAAACGGCATGAAGATCCCGTTGTTGCCAGGTCAAGCGAGCATTCTGCACCGCTTCGAGCAACCAGAAAACAAATTGGTTGTATCAAGCACAAGCTACAACGCTTTGCTGGATCAACGCGACGACTCCAACGACATCGTAATCCCGGCCAGCCAAGATCCCGCTGAAGCGCCTCGCGCACACGTGTCGCAAACCAAGCCACGCCCGCAAACACAACCGGTTACCGACAACGGTGCACAAATCCAAGCACAGAGGCAAGCCGAAGCCCGCGCTGCTGCAGCCGAGCAAGAACTGGCCGCACTGAAAGCATCCCTGGCCGTGACGACCAAGGGGCCCAAGGTCAAGGCTGAGAAAGAGCCAGCCGTGCCTGCGTTTACACCTCCTGCAATTCCAGCAATCCCAGTAGCGGAAGGCGCAGTGTCGTGACACAACCACGGGGTTGGACCCCCACCCTCAGATACTCACCGGTCAACCAGATCATTGTGAATTGGGGGATCAACGGGCAGGCGTTCAGCATGTGCTGCATGCCTGCGCCTGTGTGCCCGGGTCCAACTCCCGTTCCCGTCGAGCCTGAGTGCTGCGGCGGCGAAACGCCGATCATCGAAGCGGTCGACACCTACGACTGGTATCGTTTTGTGCCCGAGATCATTGTCGGTTTTCCCGAAGCATCGGAAGACATGGCCGCCACGTATGCCCGGCGCGCGGCACGTGAGTGGGCAATCAAGACTCGCGTGCTCAAGCGCCAGATATACGTGCGCCTGCAAAAAGGCGTGTACCGCTACCCCCTCGAAGCGTTCGAGGACGAGGACGTGCAGGGCGTGCACCGAATCGAAAGCGCTCAGGGCCTGTGTGCCTGCGAGTGCAACACCCACGGCTTGAACATTGGGCGCGTGAGCGTCAATGTCGCCAAACAAGAATTACAGATTGAGCCAATGGGCGGATCGTGTGGCTGCCATGTAGATGGTTGTGGTCCCGAGCACCTGTTGGTCACAGTTTGGTCCGCGCCCACAGAGGACTCCTGCAAACACGATGTCTTTCTTTATGAGCAGTACCGCCGGGAGATCACCCTTGGTGCGCGGGCCGACTTCATCTCCGAGGTGCAAGCCTACGGATCGTACAAGACCACGCGGGGCTACGCCAGTTTCCGTGGCGACAACCTGATGTTCCAACGGTCGGATCGGTTGCGCACCGAATTCATGGCCATGATGCGCAAGGCGCGCGTCGAGAGCCAGGACAACCCGATTGATGTGCACGTTGCTGCGCCGCTGTTCGGATCGAGCTGCTGCGCTTGGGGGGCACGTCGATGAGCGTTTATGAATTCCTGCGCACGGTGGCTGCGCAACTGGGTGACGATCGCCCAGGCAGCCCGTTTCGCCGATACGCCCTGAAGGATCTGGTGGCCTACTACCAGGAGGCCATGTGCTTCGTGTCAGCCCACCGGCCGGACCTGTTCACCGACTTCGTGGTAATGAAGCTGGCCACCGGCTCGTACCAGGACGCCAAGTGTTGTGGATGCACCAACGTCATTCAAGTGGTTGCCCAGATCGACGCCGACGGCAACACCGTTAAAGATCTGACAACCACGGGCGGATCGAAGGTCGACACCACGCGCTGGTACCGCGCCGCGTGCAAGAGCACGGCAAGCGGCGCAGTGACCCTGATCACGTCCCTTACCATTACACCCGGCATGAACGGAGTGTTTGAAGTTTCGCCTGCAATCAAGCCGGGCGAAGATGTGTGGGTCAAGCTCAAGTGCGTGCACGCACCGCCAGCCCCCAGCGAAGCTGATGTGCTTGGCGGTAGCAGCACGGGTGACTGCAAGTTCCTCGTCGCGATTCGCAGTTACGTGTTGTACCGCGCGCTGCAGGGCGACCGGCATGCGGTGGGCGCAAGCACCGAAGCGCAAAACGAACTGAAGAACGTGTACACGTACCTCGGAATGCAGTACAAAATGGAACAGGCCCAGGAGAATCAATAATGGCATGCGACAAACCAACCGGTGATTGCACCAACGTGTCGCCATGCGGCAGCGGCTGCTCGGGCTGCGGTGGGTCGACGACCCCTGAGCCAGTGCTGCCCAAGTGCCAGGACGTGAGCCTGGCAGCAGGCACCTTCACAAACGCCACCATCACGGTGAACTCGCAAGGGTGCATTGCGGCCATCGCCAGCGGCGAGCCCGAACTGTACACGCCCGATGAATGCTGCGGCGACAGCGGTGGCGGCGGCGGTGCGGCCGGTGCCCGCGGCCCAAAGGGCGACCCGGGTGCCGCGGCCACAGTAAGCGTTCAAGAAGTTATTGGCACGGGCACAACCTGGTCGGTGGAGAACATCGGCACGCCAAGCGCAGCCGTCTTCAAATTCACGGCCCCCGCCCCAAGCACCGGTGGTGGCGGCACAACGTCGGGATACACCGGCACCGTGGGCGGCTTTAGATTCCAAGCGGGCTTGGTTAAAGAGGCCCCCGGCGGTATCGTTGAAAGCGTCGAGGCAAAGAAGGAGGGCAACCGCGCATCGCTGTTCTCATTCCAGGCTATACCCGATTTGCAGAACCTAAGCGAATACGACATCACGCTGAACCTCGATGCGTTTTACGACAGTCTCGACAACAAGTTCACCGGGTTGCACAACGACCAGGCTGCCGCGATCGCGGCGCTGACCCAGCAAGTGGCGGCGCTGGCAAACCAAGTGGCGCAGCTTGAGGACCAGCAAGTTTGCATCGGCACGGTGACCAGCAGACAGTCGGGCCCGATCACCAGCAACTACATTATCGAAGTGTCGGGCGTTGCCCCGAACAGCACGCTGACACTGACCGGATGGAACATTACAAGTTTCACAACGGACGCAACGGGCTACGGCATAACGCAGGCCCAGCTAACGGCTACCGAAGGGACATGCGGAACAATTTCGCACCCAACATGCGCCCTTGTTATGGCTGGAGGCGATGTTGCCATTGCATGCACCAACGGATCAGGAGGCGGCGGTTCGACAACTGCCGACTATTGGGCCTTCGTCTCAGGATCTTGTCAGTTAAACCCTACCGTCGTCGGCGGAACCACAACCTACACTACGCAAGCGGCGTGCGTTGCGGCCAACCCTGCTCCGCCTCCAGCCGATTACTGGGCATATAACGTTGCCTTGGGGGTTTGCGAATTAAACCCATTTGTCGTCGGCGGCACCACAACCTACGCCACGCAGGCGTTGTGCAACGCAGCCAACGGGATCTAAATGGCACGCAACCTAATCACGGCCAGCTTTGCAGGAAGCACGCCTCGGCGTGCCGAGCATCTGACGCCTGTTGGCCAGGCGGTGGTGGCGCTTGACTGCAGGCTTTCCGACGGGTCGCTGGACTCGTGGCGCGAACCGCGGCAAATTGACACCGTGCCAGCGAACACCAAGAGCGTGTACCAGGCGTTCAACTGCTGCTGGTTGCAGTCAACCAAGTGCGCCAACTGGGCCGAAGGCTCGGTCGATCAGCGGCACGTGTTCGCCACCCAGTACAACGACTTCGACTATCCAGTGCGAATCGTGCTTGGCGAGATGTGCGAGCCAACGGTGCTGCGCTTGGGGCTACCTTGCCCGGCAGAGCGCATTGTCGCCACGGCGGCAGCGACGTTCAACAAAGGCTCTGCGCCGCGCCAGTACCTGTTTCAGTTCGAGGATTCGTTGGGCAACCTGTCCGCCGCATCGGAGCCAAGCGACGCAGTGGTTGTGCAAGAGGGCGCGTCCGTGCAGCTGTCTGGCTGGGCCGTGCCCACCGGTGGCTGGGACATTCAAAAGATCCGCATCTACCGCAGCGTGGCGGGCACCGAGTCAACGCCGTTCCAAGAGTCGGGCAACAAGATTGACTCTGCCTGGATGTTGGTTGACACCATCCCCGCCTCCCAGGCCAGCTACACCGACAGCAAGTTTGATGCTGACCTGATCGACGCCTTGGCCGAGGACGAAGTGGAACCCCCACCGGCTGGCCTGCGCGGCATGACCTGGATTCGCACGATGAACTGCCTTGCCGGTTTCGTGGGCCGGGAGTTGTTCTTCACGGAAAACAACAACTACCACAACTGGGCATACAAGATCAAGCTCGACGATACGGTCAAGGCGCTGTGCGAAGTCAACGACAGAATCTACGTGGCCACCGACGGCGCGCCCTACGTGGTGGCCGGTGCAACCAACTGCGAAAACGCGGGCTGCCGCCAGGCGGTTCGCATGCCCGAGTCGCTGCCCCTGGTTGGCGGCGGGTTCCGAAGCATGATTGCCCTGCCATCCGGGGCGATTTACCCAACTCACAGTGGCCTGGTCTACATGAGCGGCAATCGTGCGCCGGCGATCCTGACGGCCAAGCATTACGCGCCCGAGGACTGGCAAGCCCTGCACCCCGATACAGCCAAACTGGGCTATCACGAGGGCCTGGTGTTTGCGTTCTTTCGCAAGGGGGCGTTTTGCCTGGCCGTGCAAGACGGCGCGGGCACGGCGGCCGAGACAGAGCAGCACACCGAGTTGTCGCTTCGGCCCGACGAAGTTTTTACCAGCCGGTTGGGGCGCCTGTATCTGCGATTTGGCACCGATGTCAAGGAGTGGAACCGAGGTGTTGCAAAAATGCCACACCGCTACGAGTCCGGCGAAAGCCTGGCCGGGGTGCCCTTTAACTTTGGCGCGGCCCAGGTCTTGATGGAACTTGGCACCGAGACGGTGCAAGTGTTTGTCGACGGGGACGAGGCGCTGAACGAAACGATATTTAAAAACGAGCACTTCCCGTTGCCGATGTGGGCTACGGGCCAAGAGTGGCGCTGGGTGTTGACGGGCACGGCCAATGTTAAAATGGTCGGACTCGCACCATCCACCAAGGAACTCTGACCATGCTCAAAATCTCCCCCATCTTGCCGTCAAAAAACGAAGAGCAGTTGAAGCAGCAACTCAAGACGCTGCTGGAAGCAGCCTCGGCGTTGAGCGTGACGCTTGACCCGGATGGCTTTGCCCGCTCTTGGTTGTCTGACAACACCCGGGTGGTGCTGGCCCACGAGGACGACAAGCCCGTTGGGTTTGCCATCATGGCGTTTGGCCGCCGGTATTACGACAGTGCTTTTACCGCATCGGTGATCACCGCTGTTGGCCCGGCCCGCCCCCGCGTGCTGGAGTTCATCCTTGAGATGGCCAAAGTGCTGGGCGCAGAAGCTTTGTTCTACGAAGCCGAAGAGGGTGACACGATCGGCGGCACGCTGGCCAACATGAAGATGGTTGAGGTGACCTGATGGCCTCGCGCAAGATCGCCTGTATCGAAGACGCTCAGTACGTTGCTGCGGCAACGGCGCAAGCCGCGTCCATCACAAACGAAGCCTATGTCTGGGCCGCGATTCAGCTTGCCCTGATGGTGGCCCAGCGCGCCGTCAATACGGCGATCTCGGACATGCAAGAAGAGCTGGCCGATCGGCGCATGAAGCTGGCCGAGGAAATCCTTGAGCACGCCAAGAAGACCTGGGTCAAAGAAAAGGCGTTTGTCGATGAGATGATGGCCGAGGCTAAGGCGGTCACGGGATACGGCATTACGCAGAGCATGCTCAACGAAATGGACCGGGTTGAGGGAATCGCCATCGAAGGGGTTGACCAACGGCTGGCCCGCTTTGGGCTTGAGGTGGGCGCGTGTGACGACGCCCGCACTCGCAGGGGCCTGGCCACGGCACGTGCCGATCTGGTATCGCACACCATGCGCTCCGAAGAAGCCCGCACCGAAATGCTCAACGCCCGCCGCTACAGCCGCCAGGTGGCAGCCGTGGCTCTGGGTCGGGGCACGTTGCAAAACGCCATGTCAATGGGCGGCCTGGGCAACGCAGGAGACGCGGTGCGTGGATCGCTGATCCGTACCATCAACTCGGGCATGTCGCTTTGGGGCTACAGCGCAAATCGCTGGCGCCATGGCGGCAACTACGCCACCGGCGAGAACGGCGCACCGCGTGTCGTGCCACAGGGTTACAGCTTGCTGGAAACCCGTAGCCCGACAACCAACGTGGTGACCCTTTCAGTGCAAAAAGACAGCATGGCCGACATCTTGGCGGCGGGCCAACCTACGCCCGTCGAAGGGTCCAGCTTCTTTGAAGGAGCAAATTAATGGCTAACATGTGCGTCACCCAAGCGGGTTACAGTGCCGCCGAATCTGCACGGTTCGGGGCACTGAGTACAGCCGCGACGATTAAACAGGTTGTTGCCGTTGCGCAGTTTGCCTTGAACGCAAACGACGCGATCAAGAACTTCAAAAAACTGCGCGACGTTTCGAGCCGCGGCGTTTCGATTGAAGAGGAACAGCACGGTCATTTGAAGAACACCTTCTGGCCCGCCGAGCTGCAGATGCTTGACGAGTTCACCCAGGCCACGCCATGGGAGGCTCAAGCTGTGCTGGCCAAGCGATACGCGGGCCGCATGTGGGCGCCGATCGCCGTGGGGTTTGCCCGCGAAATGCGCAAAATGGAATGCGAAAAACCACGGTATTGCAGCAACGCTTTTGTCAAGCGCATGCAAGAGATGATGGTCCAGCGATCCGCGACTCGCGCCAACGTGACCCTGCTGGCCGATCGAATCGCGTTCTATGAGATCGAGGCTGTTCGCGAAACGGATATCGAGCGACGCAAACAGGTGATCGCGACACGCCAAGGTTTGATCCAGCAAGCTGCCACCCTCATGGGCGCAGCGGCGAAAGGATACGCCGGTGCCAACGCCAACGCCATGGCCGCCGTGAACAACGCGATCTCCACGTTTGGGCACGCCATGGGCGAGCGCCAGGCGGCCGAGGATCGCCGAGGTACCGACCCCTATTTCCATAGCCGGACTCAGCGGGAAGTTTCTCGCATCAACGGCGTGCCGGTGGAAACCATGGGGCCGACCAGCTACAACCAGCCCGACGTGTCGGGCCTGGACGAAACCTTTGGCATGGGCCAGACTTTCCCAACCAGCACGACCCGTTCATTGACGGCGCAAGCTGAGATGAACCCTTTGAACATTGACAGTGTTGTGTCTTTCCCCCTTGGCGGGAGTGAACCGAACATGTCTTCGATCACCGACTTGTCGGAGGCGCAGTAATGAGTAGCAAAGTCACCCCCATTCAAGCGGTAGTCAACTACCAGAACTCGCAGAACGCCCGCAACTCCGATTCCGATGCGGCCATTGATCGTGCCCGAGGCGGTACAATCCACATCAAAATCACGATACCTGAAGAAAGAATTCGAGTCACCGGTGGTATCGGCGCTGTTGTGATCCCCAAAAAAGAAGTCAATGTTCTGATCGACTTGGAACAAATGCCTCTGGTCAACGTGGCCAGCTACAAAATTGAACAAGAACAAATTGGTCCGGATAAAATGTCTTACCCCTACGGTGGTGACAAAGACGACGGTGAAGAAAACATCTGGGCCGGCACGTTCCAAAGAGCATAAGGATAAATCATGGCAGACTTTATAGACTTGATGGGCTTTGCCAAGGGGCAGCAACAGGCCAACAAAGAGAATTGGCAAGACACGATTTACGACATCAACACTCGTAACGCCGAAGAGAACTTGCGCCAGTCGCAAACCAGGTTTGACCTGGCCCTGCCGTCGATGCAGTTTGGCCAAGAGGAATCCTACAAGGCTGGCTTGGGTAACCGTGCGGGCCAAGAGTTTCAGACCAACGTGCTGACCGAAGCAGGGAAACTGCCGGCCGGAGAACGCGAACAGTTCATCGCTGATTCGGCGATTCGCCGTTTGCAAAGCCTCGATCCGGCCTCGCCCGGTGCTGCGCAAGAGCGCAACTCGATCGAGAGCTTCCTCAAAGTGCAGGCCAGCAATCTCGTCAGAACAAACCCTCAAGCTGCTGCAGCTTTGTACGGTGCAACCACGATGGGCCAAAGCACGGCCGATACGTTGCGCCAGGTGGCCATGCTGTCTGACCCCAAGACCGCGTATGACCCGATCAACCTTGCCACCCTGGCCAACCAGATGAACGGCCAATACGATCAGGCCACCAACTCGGTGCGGTTTGCAGGCTCCAACGCTGTCATGCCGGTGGATCAGTTCATCGGTTTCGCCCGGCAGCGGGCCATGGACCAAACGGCCGATCTGACGCCGGGGATGCAGCGTGCCGGCAACGAGGCGAAACTGAGCGCGTTCGCCGATCAAACAATCGAAGAGTTCCGCAAGAACGGAATCTTGGCCGTGAAAAATCCGGTGACAAACCAAGTGATCCCCCTGCTCAACCTTCAGACGGGGCAGCAAGTTTCGCAGGCCCAAGGTCCGCAACTAAACGTCACGGGCCTGGATCAAACCTTCGGTATGAATGTCAACCCTTTGACCTCGCCGCCACCGCAGTATGCGCAGCAGCCGGGTGTGGTCCCCAACGGCCAAGCGTACACAAACGTGTTCCCTGAAACGGCGAGCGTAAGGATGGCTGGCGGGGCGCCTGCAACGCCGGTGGGTGGGACGGCGTTTAATCCACAAGTTTTGTCGCAAATAACCGCGCAACTTGAAAGTTTGCAAAAAACCGAGCCCCAATATGCGTTGCCAAATGGCCTATACAATCCGGCGTACATGCAACAGTACGAGCAATGGCGAACGCAAACAGGGCCTCAAATCCAAGCGTTGCAACAATTGCAAAGGGTGCAGAGACTTGCCGCTCAGAATCAAGAAAACGCTCCTTTTATGGCCAGCGAACAGGCTCTTCGTGCCAACACATTGAGCCAGTACCCTTGGCTCACAAAACAGCGATAAACCATGGCAAAAGAAACCTACACCAAAGACCAGCTCAAGCAGCTGGCAGCCGAGGCGGCCCGCAAAAACGGTATCGACCCTGTGTTCTACGTGGCTCAGATCGAGCAAGAATCAGGATGGAATCCGAACGCCAAGTCGAGCGCGGGTGCCCGGGGGCTGGCCCAGTTCATGCCCAAAACGGCCAAGTCATTCAACCTGAACCCGCTTGATCCCGTGGCGTCACTCGATGCCGGCGCCAAGTACATGGCCCAGTTGAAAAAACAATTCGGCGATGAAGACACCGCCCGGTTGGCATACAACTGGGGCGAGGGTAACGTGGCCGAGTACCTGAAAACAGGCAAGGGTGCCAAAGGCCAAGCGCTTCCCAAAGAGGCTGAAGAGTACAACAAAAAGATTTACTCTCGCGCCGGTGCCAGCAAAGACTGGGGCGGCGAATCGCGACTCGCCGTGGCCGCGCCGCCCGACACCCGAGCCGTCGGAGTCATGGGCAAACCGATGGCCGCCACGCCACAAGTCTTTGAACAAGCGCTCACGGAGATCAATCAAGGTCTGCCGCCGGGCGCGTTACTAGGGCAGCAAGAGCCCGCTTCTCAGCCTTTCAATTTCGGCGCTGACACTGCTGTGGCTGCTGCGCCGCAAGACGACTGGCGCCAACGGCTGGCCCAGATGTCCCAAGGCCCGGAGCTAAAACCCCTGGCCTCGATGGAGGACCAGGAGAAGATGTTCGGCATGATCCAAGACGAGGCATCGCAGGCCCAGGACCGCACGCTGAACAAGATGTTTGCTGACATGGGCGGCGTACAGCGCGACGAGGGCCCCCGCCTTCCGGCCAGCGTCGACCGGTACCTGGATAAACTGCTGTCATAGAGGTAGAATCGAGGCAGTTTCCACTCAGCCCTGGTCTGCCCAATGTCCGATTTCCTCGACCCAAACAAGATCCTTCGTGAACTCCAGCAAAAGGGTTCGCAGTTTGACCCCGTGGGCGTGACCCTCGGGGACATCCCCTTGTTCAATCCCGCACCGGCGGGCCGCGGTCAAGCCGCGTTCAATCCCTACACCTCCCCCATCACCGACAAAGAACTCGGTGCCCAAGGTGGCGTGGACATGAGCACGTTCAAAACTGTTAGCGCCATGCAGAGCCAGGCGGAGCGGGAAGCGGATCGCCGCGAGCGGGAAGCGGAGCGCAAAGCCCGTGCCGCGGAACGCGATGCGGCGAAAGATCTCAAGACATCCAAGGGCGGCCTGGACGACATCATCCGCAAAGACCTGGGCTTGGACCCTGCCAGCTCGGTTACCGCCACTACGACACTTGCTGGCGTTGGCGCGGCACCCACGATGCGAATCCGTGCAGAGTTGGATTGGCCAAGCGTTACCAACTCGCCCGAGTGGAAAGCCCTGCCGGTGGAAGAGCAGGCCAAGCAACGCCCGTTGTGGGTGCAAGCCCGCGTCGGCGAAGCGGTGGCTCGCGTGGAAGCGGCCGGCTACAAAGTCAAAGACAAAGAGATCGCAGAGCTGCGCAAAAAGTACGACGACCTGACCAAGACCTCGTTGTCGAAAAGACCCGAAAGCTCGTGGACCGACACCGACTATTTCGACCGGGCGGTCAAGAGTGTCAAGGACGTGTATCAGGGTGCCCGTTTGGCGTACGGCGATACGGCGACACGCGAAGACGCTTTGAAGCAACTCAAAGCCAACGATGTCGAGTGGCAAGCCAACATGAACGCCGTCACCGCCGACAATTTAAAGAAGGCGGCGATGTGGCGCAACGACATGCTCAACGCCACTGAAAAGACCTCGGGCAAACGCGAGTTGACCGTGGGGCAGGAAGCAGAGATCGCGGCCAAGGTGTTCAACCTTGATAAAGTTGGGGCCATCTTGGGTAACCTGCCCACCACCTTGCTGTCTTTGGGGGTGTCAGCCGCAGGTGGATTGGCTGCTGGTGCTGTAACCGGTGGCGCTGGTGCAGCAGCGGGCGCATCGGCCGCTGGCGCTGCCGTCAACGTACCCCTCACGGTTGCTGACGTTTCGGGCGGCCTGGCCGATACGATCGGCAATATGTCGGAGCAAGATCTGGCCAAGTCGCCACGTTGGCAAGCGCTCTTGGCTGCCAACAGCGGTAACGTGAACGCAGCCAAGACAGCTTTCATTGGCGAATTGGTGGACGAAGCCAAGCCATTGGCCTCCGCAATCGGCGGTGCATCTGGTGCGTTGGAAGGCGTCATTGGTGCTGGTAAATTGCTGGGCGTGGGCAAGGCCGCAGCCGGAAACACCGCTGCAAAAATTACGGAACAGGTGCTGTCCAAAGTGGGGCTGTCTGGCGCAAGCAAAACAGCTGCGCTCAAAACCTTTGCCGCCAACATTGGTAAACCTACAGCAGGGTTGATCTCCACCGCCACCGCAAAGGGTATCGGCGGGGAATTGGTACAAGAGTTTGGTGAAGAGGGTGCGGGTCAGGTTGCGCAAAACCTGGCCATGCGCGCAAAAGATTTGGAGACCGGTATCTTTACCGGTGCAACCGAAGCCGGTGTGAGTGGCGCTCTGACTGGCGCCGGTACTGCAGCCGGTGCTGCCGTCGGCAAATCGGCATACGGTTCGCTGCTTGGCCCGAAGCGCGATTCCAATGGCGATTTTCTGCTGGTTGAAAAGAACGGCCAGTTGACACGCACAAGCAACGGTAAACTCTCGGCCGCCTCCAATTTGGCAATTGATCAAAACTCCGGCTTGATGCGACTGGTGGATGCCGAGACAGGTAAAGACCCAGAAGCGAATGCGTTAACAGCGTATCGCAACAACGCCAACGTGTTTAGCAGGGTGGCTAGCGCACAAGGTCTTGACGTAGAAAAAGCGGGTCTGGTTGGCTCGGCCCTGGCCGCGTCAATGTTTGGCGACCAGGTATCGGCGGTTGCCACCCCAACGATCAACCTGCCGAGCGGCGTGCCAATTCAGTTTAGCGTTAACGGCAACGGCACAGTAACGCCCGTCATGCCCACAAACGCAACACCGCAGCTGTTGGCCGAGGCACAGAGTGTCGCCGATGCGGCAAACGCCGCAGCTGCCCCTGTGTTAGAACAAGTCAATGCTTTCTGGGGCCGCACAACCGGCGTTGCTCCTGCGCCTGGTGCATTAACAGCCCGAGGTGTTGTTTCTACGCAACAAACCCAAACAACCGGAGGCGCAAATGCCATTCAAGTCGGAAGCACAACGCAAGTTCCTGTGGGCAACGGACCCCAAGCTGGCCAAACGGTGGGCCAAGGAAACACCCAAGGGCAAGCTCCCGCCCAAGGTCAAGCCCAAACGCAAGTAACGCCTGCGCCTGCGTTTGATACGCAACTGGAAGAGGCGATTCGGCTGACCGCGTATGGCGATGAGCGGTCCTTGTTGACCAGCATCTTGGGTCAGCTTCGCAATCCGGGCACGCCTGCCAATGTTCGTCAGTCCCTGGAACAACAGGCACGGGATGTCATTCAAACAGCACCTCCGTTGGAGCAGGGTCAGCCGCTGCCCAGCGGCGTCTTGGGTGCTCGCGCATCCCTTGGTGAGAACTTCGGCGCAAACCGTCGTCCCGCCGTGCCGCTTGATGCGGCAACCGCCGCGGCCCGCGCTGCAATGGGAGACCGATCGGTGCCCGCGTTCACGCCACCACCTTTGCCAACGGTTACCCCGCCTACCGCCGTGCCTGCTGCGCCTGTTGTTTCTACGCAACAAACAGCCGCAACAACACCGCCTGCACCAACATTTACAGCCGGCCAGCAAGTCCAATATCAGGGGCAACCCGCAACAATTGAATCTGTCAACGAGCCTTTAGGGACAGTGACGTTGCGCTTGCCCAACAACTCATCGGTCGGTGTTAACCCAAGCGAGGTGACACCTGTTGTTTCTGCGCAACAGTCTGCTGCCGCTGCGCCAACTACGACCCTGAGCCAGCAAGAGCGAGAAGCCCTTGCCGCGGCAGATGGTTCGGTGCGTCGCTATCGAGACAACGATCGGTTGTCCTACTACGAAAAGTTGCGCGACATCACGAACACCATCAAGCGCACGATTACAACCAACCCGGTGCTCAACGATCTGTATGTCAACAACCCGGGCGCGCTGCCAGAAAATCTACAGTGGGCTCGACTCAAGCTGGGCCTTGAGGTCGGCACCAACGTGCATACCGACACAATTGGGGAAGCGGTTCGTGCAGCCACCGATCCGCTGACAGCCGTTGCTGATTCCAGCCGCGCCGGCACGGCCAACGCCAATGCTGCAGCAGCAGTGCTCGACATGTACGCCCAATCGGGTGTCCCAATGCCGACACTGGTATACAGCGATACGACTCCGCCTCGCGGAACTCGGGGCTCGTACTCTTACGGCGGCAATGCCCACACGGTGACGTTCTTCCGCACCACGACGTTTACGACCATTCCGCACGAATACCTGCACGGCCTGACCGCCAAGGGTTATGCGGCCATGCTCACAGGGTCACCAGAACAGCGGGATACCGCCGCCTTGTTGCGCCATCTGGCAACCCTGATGCCACAAGAAGCGTACATGACAGCGTTTGGTAATGCACAAAACGCGCCCTACGAAGCACTGGCTGAGTTGTTCCGGCCGGAGGCTGTTGCCTTCATGTCGCAGAACACCTACGACTTGTCGACCTTCCCACCGGAAGCGCGCCGCGCAGCCGAGCGCCTGCTGGCCGCGCCCCAGGGCAGGATCTTTGATTTGTTTATGTCGACAATCATCAGCATCCTGCGCACCATCGTGCCCACGCAGCGCCTGGCCGCCGTTGAGAACAGCCTCGCTGATCTGATGTCCCGCGTGGCCGCCGAAGCTGTGCAAGCAACGGTGCAACGCACCGGCGGTGTATCGCAAGACGGGGCGTTTGCTGCACCTGCTGCGCCTGCCGCATCGACACAAGCTGCACCGGTGGCGCCACCCGTGTTGCCCGTTTTGCCAGACGCGGTTCGACTTGAAATCTACAACAACGCAGTTGCTGCGGGCATACCCGCCAACTGGTTACGAGATACGGCGCGTGGGGTTTATGTCACAGCGCCTATGAACAACCGGGGTGTCGCCGTTGTGCCGTCGCAGGGCCAACGGTTGGCCCAAGCGTTGCGATACGCAACCGGTTCAGGTTTGCCGTTTAGAGAAGTTACCCCTCCCAGCGGCGGCGGAATGTTTGTTCTGTTGACTGCACCAGCTGCACCTGCTGCACCAGCTGCACCAGCTGCACCTGCTGCACCGGTGGCGCCAACGGTAGCTCAGTTGGCCATCGGCAACCTGAACCAAGCTCAGTCCATGGGGCAAGCAACCGGTTTGCGTGTCGGCGATACGATTACCTTCACGGACCCCATCGGGTATGCAAGCCCCCAAGTGCCGTATGTTATTGAGGATGTCGGTAATCGCCGCATAGACATACGCAACCCGATCACCGGTGGTGGGACTAGCATTGATGCGTCCGATCTTATCGGCACCGTCGCGCGCAACCCGGCGTTTAGTTGGACCATCGGGGCGCCAGCACCTGCTGCATCTGCTGCACCAACACAATCAAACCTATCCCCGGAAGCAGAGGCAATCTTAACCCGATTGGCGCAGACTGCGGTTACAAACGGTGTAACGAGTGACGTTTTGACAGTAATGGTGTCTAACGCTAGTGGCTTGCTCCCCGGGGTTGACAACCCGGTGGCCGAGATCAACGCCGTGGCTTTTGCCGAGCAAGAGTTTCAGCGCCTTCGCGCCGCCCAGCAACCAACAGCCACTACCCCCGGCACACCAGTAGGCCCAGATGAAATGCAGCGCCGCCACGCAGCGGGCGAATCGCTGGCAAGCATATTGGGTGTACGAGCTGTGGGAGATATCTTGACTCAAAGCAGCGGCGCCACATACAGAGTGGCTGCGATAGTTGGCGATTCGCTTGAGCTGGTAAACATTAGATCCGACGGCACCGAAGGGCAAGCCCGAGTGTTCAGCACCCCCGATGTTTTTAACGCACTGGGCTCAACACAAACCTTAACCGCGGGTACGGCTCCCGTTACGCCTGCTGCACCTGCTGCGCCAGCGTCAACGCCAGCACCAGCACCAACGAACCAACCGTTGCGCAGCCTCGACACCCGGTTGCCCGGCGACTTGATGCGCACCAGTGAAACGTACGAACAACACCGGGTGAACTTTAGCCGCGACTTGGATCGCGCAGCGTGGGTTGCGCGTGGCAATCGAGGTGTCACTGCAAGTGGCAATCCGCGTCGCGCAAGCGCCCGTGACGCACGCATGGTTGCCTTTGTGCGTTCAATCACCGGTTGGTCAGAATTCCAAGTGCGTCGCCACGGTGACCAAGTTAACAGCGCTGTCGCTGCAGCGGCCCGTCAAGCAGGTAATCCTGACAGTGACATCCGTCTGGCTATTCAGCCCATCAACGCTCCGTTTGGCACCGCCCCCGCAACGCCGCAACCCGGCACCTTGCTTGGGCGCACGCCTGCGCCAACGTCGCAACCCGGTTTGCCCGCAACGTACCAAGGTAGGGATAGCAACTCTGACAACGTGCGCGGCGTGGCTACGGGGATCAGCAACCCTGAGTTTTTGTCCCGCGCAACGCCGCTCGCGCAACTTGTGGTAAGCAACGGCGGTGCACGAAGCGACCGCTATCTGCAAGGCGCGGGTCTGCCAACCACCGTGCTGCCAGGGCTCGGCACTGATCGGCAAGTCGCCGATACCGCTGTGTCGGACTACCTGACCAACGGCTTGGCTCTGAACATGTCGCCTCAAGTACTGCTTGGCTCCCCTGCCGTTGGGGATACCATACAGATCAATGCCGCAATAGCTCCAAATGGACCCCGTGCAGATATCACCTACACCGTGCGCGAAGTTTTACCAAACGGCAGCTTGCGCGTCGAATCAACACAACTCGCTGGCACTTTCCGCGATCTACGCACAGAAGAGCTGCGCGATATGGCAGCTCGCGGCGCCCGCTGGACAATTAACGGTACTGCGTTTGCTGTGCCTCGCAGCGCAGGCGCGGCGCCAACTGCCGTTAGCTCGGACGAACGAAAAACTGCGTTCGACACTTTCGTAAAAGATTACATCTCTGCTGCGAACACCAAGCTGCAACAAGCGCTCGCGGGCACAACTACGCTTGAGGAAAAGCGTGCCGTGGGCAAGAACTTGTTTGGCATAAACCCGCCTCGCAGCAACGGGTATCTCGCGGAAATGAAAGTAACCACTGATCCCCGAGGTGGACTTACCGTTAGCTTTGCTTACAAAGACATGAACGGCGCTGTAGTGCACACCGGCGCTGCATCTCGCGATTTTCCTACCGGGCAAGTTCACTTCGGGGCCACTGGCTTGACTGAAGGGAGTGGCGAAGGCACACCTTTCTACGACGCTGTGTATGGTGCAGCAGTTCAAAGCGGTTTGCCTATTCAGGTTACCGGGTTGTACAACGCCAACGTGCGCCGCATGCCCATCAACAGGCTTCGCGCCATCTTGCGGTGGGGCACCTACTTCGGTGACCTTAACCGCGCTCAAAAAGTATTGTCCCTTGAAACCGGGCAGATCAAAGATTGGAATACAAGCCAGCGCCTTTACGCCGGTACGTCTTCCGTAGACGGCCGTGCCCAACTTGACGGTTTGTTTGAGCACGTCGAGGCTTCGCTGACCTCAAGCCTGAACCCCAACGGCGGTCGCCCTATCGGCTACGACTTTGCTACCAACCAAGTGGTAATCGGGCCCAACCGCACACCCGTTCCGAACTTGTCAGACTGGTTGCGCACACAGTCGGCCAACGTAACAGGTCAGTCGCAAGCCTTTGTGAACCGTCCCACTGAGGACAGCGTGCGCTTGGTCGGAATTTTGCGCGAGCTGTCTCGTGCCCCGAATCAAGCAGCTGCGCAACAGATGATTGATCAACTTACCAATCGTGCAACCGATCGGTTGTTTGACATGCCCTCCGGGGGTACAACCGCTGCACCGATCGACGGACTGTTTGGCGAACAAGCAGACGAAGCGCCGGTCGGGCCAGAGCCTACCAACGGCACGCCCCCTGGCGGCGGCGGCGGCGGCAAGAAGCTGCTGGCCAAGGGTACGGTTGGGCCGCAAGCACAAGGCGACGACATCCTTTTCGATCGCGCACCCGGCGACTTCGCCATCGGCCAAGCCGCGATTCCCGCAACGGATGTTCGCGGTATCACCCAAGCCTTGACATCACCCGGCCTGTCCCCCAGGGCCCGCGTGACAAAGGCCAAGCCGTTCTTGCGCAACATCTCGGACTTCGTGGTCGAGCAGTTCGCCGATTCCCTGATCCCCACGGTGCGCTGGATACAGTCACTGCCTATCGGCGAGCAAGTTAAAGTGAGCCTGCTTGGCTCGATGTACGCGGCTCCCGATATCCGTGACACGATCCTTGAGCGTGCCGAGAAAGAGTTCGGCGGCGAGCAGTTGAACCTGTCTTTGAACACCATGTTCAACAAGCTGCGCCAGACCCGCAAAGATGTGACCCTCGAAGACGTGATCCAAGACGCCGGATACTGGGCCACTGCCCGGTATTCCAAGCTGAAAAACGAGCGCATGCTGGCCGCCGATGAGCAAGCCGTCATCGAAGCACAGACCCAGGTGGCCGCAGCCCAAGCGCTCAACGCTCCGCAAGCCGAGATCGCCGCGCTGCAAGCCGAAGTCAACCGGTTGGAAGGTATCTACGAGGACCGCAAGTTTGCCTTGGCCCAGCCCGCCAACACCAACGTGCACGTGGGTCGCCCCGTGCCCTCCGGTGAGCGCCCCCAGATCGGCCTGGCCGGCGGCTTTAACAACGCCAAAGCCGATGAGGTGATCGCTGCGGCCGAGCGCCAGTTCGGTGCCCAAGCCCTGCAAGAGATGGCCAAGCACCTGTACAAGCTGAACGCTTTCCGCATGGCCACCGACATCGTAAGCGGGCGCACCGACCCGGCCCAGGCCGCGTTGTTCTCGCCCGAGTTGGAAGCCTTGCTGCCCGAGATGCAGCGTTTGGCGCAGATCAGCGCCGACCCCAACGGCAACCAACGTGCCCTGGATCAAGCACGCCGCGACTTTGTGAATAAGCTGGCCAACACCTCCACCTACGTGCCCACCACCGGCGACCCCGAGCAGGGCTTTGAGATGGACGTGCTGGGCAGCGGGTTCAAGACCCCCAACACCGCGCGCGACAAGCGCCTGCTGGGCCGCTCTACCTCGCTGGCCAACGACGGCATCACCGCATCGCTTGGCGGCATGCAGCGATCCGCCTCGGCTGCGGGCTGGAACAAGTTCACCGCCCAGATCGAGAGCGTCTACGACTCGATGACCGATGCGCAGCGCGACGACGCTGGCATTGCCCGCGTGCCGATTACCGCGCTCGACCGTTTGAGCGACAACATGATCATCCGCAACCAACCGGACGGATCGGCCGTTGGCTACACCATCAAGGACGGCAAGGTGCTGCAGGCGCTGCGCAAAGAGAACGTCGAGGATCGCTCTTCGGTGATGCGGGTCATGGAAATTCCCAACCAGATCTTCGCCCGTTTGGCCACCCGCTACAACCTGCCGTTCGGCCCGATCAACGCGCTGCGCGACGTGTGGGAGCGCTCCGAGAACATGCGTGCCCGCGAATACTTCACGCCCGGGGGCAAGAAGCTGGACTCCGACAAGCTGGCCCGCCGCATGATCGAGATCGCCCGCCAGCCCGGCGTGCTGAAAGACCTGACCTCGTACTACTGGGCCCAGGCCCAGGGCAAACCGCAACCCAATTCGGTTTACTCCAACTACATGCGCGAGTTCGAGGAACTGGGCGGAGGCGGCAGCAAGTACGGCGCTTCGATTTCCCGGGACCGCAAGAGCCTGGTGGCCGACGTGGCTGCGGCCAAGGGCGGCGTGATCAAGCCAACCTACGAGTTCATCAACAAGTACGTCAACTTCTGGAACGATTCGTTCGATGGCGTGGCACCGCTGGCCGCCTACGTGGCGATGCGCCAAGGCGGCATGTCCAAAGAAGCGGCGGCCCAGGGTGCCAAGGATCTGATGAACTTCCGCAAGTCGGGCGCGTTTATGCCGCTGGTGCGAGCAATCTACGCCTTTGCCCAGCCTACGGTGACAGGTGCTGTCAACCTGGCCAACACACTCAAGACCAGGACCGGTCAAAAGCGTTTCATGGGTTACGCCGTGGCGATGTTTGCGATCCAGTCTATCTTGGCTGCAGCCGGTGGCGAAGATGAAGAGACGGGCAAGAACCTGTTCGATTCGCTGGACGACTACGCCCGTGAGCGCAGCTTACCTTTGCCCATCCCAGGTACCAACGAGTTCTTGAAGATGCCTATTGGCTTCGGCTTGCCGCTGATGGCCCACCTTGCGGCCCTGCGCTCACGCGACCTGGCCGGTGGCGAGGCCACCCCGGGCGAGACTATCAGCTCGGTGTTGACGGACATCGCCCAAACGATAACGCCGTTGCAGGCATCCAAGATCGCGTTAAGCGATTCGCCGATTCGCGCCGCTGTGCAAACCTTGACGCCAACCTTTGCGAAACCAATCGCCAACATAGCGATCAACCGAGGTGGCCTTGGCCAGCAGATCGTGCGCGAAGAGTTCTTTGCCAAGGGCGACGAGGCACGCTTCCGAGCCGAGCAAGGTGCACCGCTGACCGCCGAGTTCTACAAGGACACGGCCAAGTTTGTGCAGTCCACATTCGGCCTGGACTTTGCGCCAGAAGAGATCAAAGAACTTAGCTCCCTGTTCAGCTTGGGTCTGTTCCGTAACCTGCAGCAAGCGGTCATCGACAACCCGAACAAAGAACTGCAGGGTCGCCCAACCGCCACACCCATCATCGGTAGCTTCGTGGTCTCGGCAGACAATGCGCTGGTGCGGGATTCGCGCAAGTTCGAGGCGACCGCGCAGGAGCTGGTCAAGCGCCGCAACAGTAACCCCGAGACGGAGTTCTCGCCGCAGGAAGAGCAGACACTGGAGCAATACGCACAGTGGCTGGCCCTGGAAACAGAGTTCCGCAAACGCGGCGCTGCGCTGACACGGGCCGGGGTGGACAAGGGTGTCGATCCGGCCCGCCTGGAACTGCGTCAAGAACGAACCGCTGCGCAAGCGGATCTGCTAAGACAGTTCAACGCGACTCGGCAAACACCTTGACGCATTCCTCCATCGTAGCGCGGTGCAACGCAAGCACCGGCTCGATGGAGCCTTCGCTGTCCCTGGAATAACCTCCGGCCAGGTTCCAGGCAACGGGCACGCCCTGGCTGTGGCATTTGCCGAACACGATCGCATCGCGCATCCGCATCTGCTGCGTGGTGTAAACGCCACCCAGCGGATCGTCGATGTGGGCGTCAGCACCGGCTTGATACAACACGATGTCAACGTCGGGCAGGTGCTTGTCCAGCGTCGATGCCAAGTTATCAAGCGCGTCTTCGCCGCTGAGACTGCGCGCGCCTAAAGAATGCAACGTGATCCAATCCGTGCTGCCAAGCGTTGTGATGATGTCTTCGCACCCGTTTGAGAAATGATAGTCCTCATCAACGATAAGGGCACGCTTGATCAGGCCGCGCTCTCGCAACTTGTACAGCGTAACCATCAGCCCGTTGAAGGTGCAAAAACCCCCGCCGAAATCGTAACCGGCGTGGTGAAAGCCGGACACCGGGGCACACGCGACTTGCTTGTTCATCAATGCAAGATGCGCCGCTTCGTACATTGCCCCCACGGTGTAGCGCAAGGACTCGGCAACGGCCAGATCCTTATTGCCAAAGCCGTTGAACTCTTCTCCGGTGAAGATGGCTTGCACATACTTCGGATCGTGCGCCCGCTCAAGGCTTTGCAAATCAATCGCCTCCGGCTGAATCAGCGTGACGGCGAAATCCCGCACCAGCCAATCGTCGACAACCTGCCGGGGTTTGTTGGAGCTAGGGGAATACGATGCGGTTTGCACCGACATCTCGGGGCGATACAAAACTGGAATGTTTTTCATGGTGGTGGTCCTTTAAAGAACGCAGTCTACCATAAAACTTTATGCGGTGTCAAGCGTTCCCTAACAAACTGACAACAAGGTCCTGCAGTTCCATTTTGTTTTCTACCTTGTGGTAGATGTCGGCGTCCAGGGTGCCCCGTGCCATCACCCGATACACGTTTACCGCCCGGTTGTAGCCAGACTGCAACTGCCGCAGCGGGCCTGCCCGTTCAATTGCTTGCTCCCAGTCATCAGCACGGTAGGTTGGTTCAATGAATATCATCGACCGCCCGCCGTGCTGCAGGCTCAGGCCCATCGAGCCGCGCTGATACTGAATGGCAAGCAGCTTAATCTTTCCTGCGTTCCAATCGGCCTGCACAACACCGTTCCTATCAAGCTCCACCAATTTATTCTTGAAGCGCTTTTTCAAAAGATCGAGCGTCGCTTTGTGGTGGTAAAAAACAATTTGGTTTTCACCAGTCTCTTCGAGGATAGATTCAACGGCGTCAACTTTGGCGTCATGTAAATGAGTGCACTTCTGAAGATCGGGATCTTCGTCCTCGTCTTTCCAGTAAGAAAAACCGGAAGAAATTTGAGAAAGGCGTGCCACCTTTGCAGCGGCCGACTGTACTGAAACTGTCCGTGTCAGCATGCCGTCGCGGATCTCCGTGACCATGCGTTCGCGCATCTCTTTGTACTGTTTCATCGCAGCGGCAGGGATCTCAACAACACGGTCGATGACATTGGGTTTGGCCACGTCAATGTAGTCTTCAATCCGGACCACTGTTGTTATGTCGCGAGTGCGTGCCGCGATTTCCTCTATCGCCCCCGGTAAAGGAATGGGTTTAGCAAAATCAGTGTGCCGGTTTGGCAAAGAAAACCAGCGTTGCTCAAACGCACTGAAGCTGTTGCCCAACCGATGGCCGCCGTCTACGTACCACACCAAAGGCCACCAATCCAAAGGGCCGTTCGGGACGGGCGTCGCCGTCATGCTCAACCAAAAAGTAAAGTCGCCAGCGTGCTTTGCAAGCGCGTTTGTTTGAACACCACCATCGGTACGCAGAAACCGTTTGCCAAGAGTTGAGGTTTGCCAAGACGCCCGAGTACCGCGTAGCCTGGTGGCCTCATCACAGACCATCATGTCCCCAAAAGCCGACCAGTCCTTTGGCCCGTACTTGTCAAGCCAGGGAAGGTTGTCGTAGTTCATGAGGTATACATCGGCGGATGCTTTTAACGCCTGCTCTCGCTCACCCTTCGCGCCCGTGATCATAGACACCTTTGCATTCGGGAGCCAGTTTGGGATTTCACTTTTCCAGTTCAGGCACACCTGAAGCGGCGCAAGGATGAACATGCCTGGCCACCGACCGGTTGCGAACTCACGGCTTGATGCGAGCATCAGAGCGGCCCCTGATTTGCCGGTGCCTGGGTTAGCCAGCAGGATGTGTCGATCAGACCTGGCCATGCCCCGCAGCATCGCGAGCTGGGGTGCGCGGGGTAGCCTCACTCCAAAATCTCCACAAAATTCCGTGTCTCGATCCACACCCGGGCGCCACACGACAGCGGCTTGTCGGGCGAATACACCACCTCGCTTGGCCCATGAATGGCCACGCGATGCGCGTATCGGTTGTCCTTGTACGTCTTGACCGTGAGCACGGGGTCGCGCGCACCGGTACGAGCATTGGCCTTGATGACGTGCTGATTGACGTGAATGATTGTTTTCATTCTTTGCTTTCCAACTCGATCAACAGGTCAACAAAGTGCTTGATCTTTTCCAAGTCCTTGACGCCGCCTTTGTCGCGCCAGCGAGAAGCGTATTTGATTATGCAGCCCTCGATGAAAGGGATGTTGTTAGCGTGAATGAATTGAACCGGCTGGATCTTCATCTTGCGATAGTGATCACCTTGCACCTGGCTATCTAGTGCGCTCATTTCAGTTCTCCTGTGGTTCAAACTCTTTTTTCAGTTCTTCGTATTGCTTCAGTCGCTCATTGCGAGTCGCAAGCATCACGCGCTCTTTTTCGTGCGCCGCAATCACATCCAGAGCTTCTTGGTATTCAATGCCTTGGGCTTGCGACAAAATCCCGGCCTTGACCATTTGCTCTTTGGAAAGACGGCGGTAACTTTGGTGACAGATAGACGGGCCGTTACCTTGGACTTCCTCAATCTGAAACACCATGTATGTGCCATCCGTGAAAGTCAGGACCAAGGGGTCGATGGAAAATTCGGTGATCTTCTCAATGCGCTTGCCGACAGCTTGGTCTGCATTACCCCACCCGCGCATTGAAACAGCATCACGCAGCGCAACGGCGGCTTTTACTTTGTCATTCATTTCAGTTCTCCTGTTAATTTGTTGGAATTTCCACTGGCCTTGTGCAACTCTTTCCGCAGCCTTCTCTCCACTCCATTTTTGACTGCCCGTTTTCGCAGCGCACAAAGTACCTACGATACCCATCCTCAAAGCGATAAACAGTGCATCCATCCTTTGTGAACAACGTGTCAACTTTAAAATCGGCGTTGTTTGTTGTTGATGTCTCGGCTGCTGGTTTTGAGCACCCCGCCAAAAGAATCAATGCGGCGCAAGCAATTAGTGTTTTCATTCTTCTCTCCATTTACAGCCAACACATCCGGGGTCGGCCTTCCCGAGTTCAGTCTTGCGAAATTGGCAGTCTCTTGTAAAGACATTGGGCCACTCTCGGGTAACCACCTCAGTGGTCATGCCGCCGGGTTTTCCGCCAGTTGAAATTGCTTCCAAAGACACAGTTTTAAACGTGTCTTTGTGTGGTGCATGGTTGTGACAACCGTATGTCATCGGTTGATCTCGTTCAGCGTCTTGCCAGGATCGAGATTCAGGTCCTCGCAAATCTTGACGTAATTCGAGAGGCGCAAATCGCGAGCATCTTTTTCGATGGTGGCCAGTGTCGTGGCGTGCACACCGGATGATGCGGCCATGCTGTACCAGGTCTTGCCCTGGGCCAAGCGCTCTTGCTTCATTCGCTTGGCAAATTGTTTCAGAAGTTTCATGGTGTTGCTTTCAAAATGTTATCGACAAATTCTTGCACCTGCTCGACGCCGTACAAAATGTGAACCTTGAACCCCCGTTTCTCGATGCGAGGGAACAGGATCGCTTGGCTGGCTTCGAGCTTCCCGGAAAGCTGCTTCAACTCCACGAAGTAGAAGCGTCCGCCGGGCATCAGCACCAACCGGTCGGGTGCACCCATCGTGCCGATGAAGTTGAGCTTCAGACACAACCCGCCAAGTGTTCGGACGGATTGTACCAGAACTTTTTCTGCGTCGGCTTCGATTATTTTTGAGTATCGCATTCGCGCAACTCCCGAATCACTTTGCGCAGTTCAAAAGTTTCATCCCGCAAGTCTTGAATGTATTGCGCCCGGCTGACGCGCAGTTGTTCTGCTTCCCAAAGCTCCGATTGCAGTGCCGCGATTCTCTTGAGCCCGAAGGGGTCGGTAAAAAATTCTTTGATCATGGTGTGGTCTTTCAGTTGTATCCGACTTCTTGCAACAGTGCGTTGGCGCAACCAATGTAATAGTCGTAGTCGATGTCGCTTGGTAGCGACGGAAACATTTCCATCATCGGACGGCAGCCTTCGGAGTTGGCCACCTTGTTGCCGCTGTCGGCGTACTTGATGAATGCTTGCTTGGCAACCATGGTGCTGTGATAAAACCGAATCGCTTTGCCCAGGTACTGGTCGTACCAGGCAGCGCCACCCTTGACAGTACGCACCGTCAAGAACTTGCGAATGTCAGTGCACCCCCGAATATGCTTACCGATGTCGGTGCCCGATTTGATGTGCTCTGACACAGCCTCATACACGATTTCCCTGTCAGGGTTTTTCATCAGGTCGGCCGGTGTGAAGATGCCCTTACCCTTGATCTTGCCCTTGTCAGTGATGGCCAAGTAATTGTTCACGTCGCGACTGGCAACCAGTCGGTAGTTGGTGCGTTCAAGCTCGTAGCCCGTGGCCTTTTGCCACCACACCAACACCTCATACAGCCAATACAAATCTGACTCTTTGAACTTCAGCACGATGCCGTCGGTGTTGGCCGACTTGCATTCGATGCCCGCCAGATGCAACCGTTCAATGAGCATGAGCAATGCCAACTGCCCGGTGATCGTGACCTGAATCAACATCTCAGGGGCGTAGAGGAAACTGTAATGGCTGCCCAGCTTTCCGAAGGTGCCGTTCAATGTGATCTTGAGGGAATCGGCAACCACTTTATCGCCCGATCGCTTGGCCGCGATTCGCCTGTCCACGATGCTCTGATATACCTGCAAGAACGATTCGCCCACGCCTGGTGGCACCATGCCCTGCTGCAAGATGATGTTTGGGTAGAACGAAGCCACGTCAAAGTCGGCAATCACGTAGCCTTCGCCGGACACCACGAGCTGGCAGGTCTCCTGACTGTGCAGACCGCCGATACCTAGCTTGTATTTGGCGCTGCCAATCGTCGCCGCGTAGCGTTTCAGCCATTCGGGCATGACGGGTGAGCCACCTTCACCCAGCACAAACTCGGTGGCAAGGATCTTTGGGAACAGGGCTTGCAACTCGGGGGTCTGGAATGTCAGAAACCCCGGATCGCGGTAGCGCAACTTGGTGTCAGCAGGAACCGGAACCTTGCGCACGGCAGTGGCCGTTGTGCGAAGAGCCTCGCGCTTGAGCACAGCCTCGGCGATCTGCGCATCAGACTTGGAGCGCAAATCAACTTCGTATTGCTGCGACATGGCGATGCGCAGATCGAGTTGCGGGCGCAGCTTGTTGAGCAAGTCTTCCGTGGTGATCAAATCGTTGCCGCAGTAATCGCGCACGACTTGTTTTTCTTCTTCGGTCAAGGGCTTGTCGTGGGGATAGGGCAAGTCTTGCAACCGTTGGCTGTGCATGCGGCCGCCGTACAGCTTGAGCGATGTCATCTTCCCGGGTGCGACTTCGATTAGGTCAACGTGATCCCATTCCCACGGCACCTCGATGCCGCGCTCACGGCAAATCTCCCAGTGCGGTTTGCCCGAGGTGATGATTTCATTGGACAGTTCTTTGAGCGCGGGCTGGCTGTAGCCCTGTAGCGCTGCAGCAATCATCGGTAGGTCGTACTTGTTGCCGTTGAAGCTGATCGTGGTGTAGCTGCTCATGATGCGGGAAATCGTCGCATTGTCGCCGTGCTCGCAAACAATGACCGCCCCCGTCTCTACATCACGAAACGCAACAATAGAAAGCCCGGTCATGCACTCGATGTCAACGATCTTTGGTTTGTTAATTGCAAATGTGGGTGTGGTCATCATCAGTCTCGGTGGGTTTGGTGAGGGCTGCCGCTGTCTCACTCGAAGGGGGTGTGCTGCGCAACCCTCGCCAAACCCGACTGAGCCGAAGCCCAGTCGGGAGAACCGTTTAGAACGGAGCGCCTGGGAAGGCGGGCGCTGATGGCGAAGCGAACTGCGGTGCGGCCGGTGCAGCGAACTGCGGTGCGGCCGGTGCAGCGAACTGCGGTGCGGCCGGTGCAGCGAACTGCGGTGCGGCTGGTGCAGCGCCGATTGCAGCGGTTGGAGCAGCGCCGATCGCAGCGGTCGGAGCAGCGGCTGCGCCAAACGCCGATTCGTCTGCTGTCACACCACCGCCGAAGCGTTCGCCGTCAGCTGCAAACTGAACCAAAAGTTGGTCGCAAGCCACCCCATCAGCACCTTTATCGTAAGCCCAGAAATTGACCTCGATGTTGACGTAGCAACCGCTGTAGATACGGTTCTGTGGGCGATTCAAAACCGCAGGGCGGCCGGAGCCAGGAGCGTCTTCAAAGATGTCAAGCAATTTAGGCGGCTGATTCTCGCGGGCGTTGGCCTGCAGGAACATGTTGCCCAAGTAGCCGTCTTTGTCGGCGTTCAAAGCACCGTTCTTGAACGGGATCTTGTTGTTGGCATGGATTTGCGTCCACTTGATCTGCGCCTTGTCACCAAACTTGGCGGACACGGCAGCCCACATGGCAGCTTGGATGGCTTGGATTGCAGCGGTCTCAGTCTCAGGCACAAAATACACACAAGAAAACTGAGGTTTGGCGCCAGCTTGTGCTTTGGCGTTGACGCGGGCTTCGTTCAAGCCGTTGGCGTAGCCGATACGCACGTTGCGAATGATGACTTTGGTGGGCACGGAAGCGTTTGGGGTAACAGTAACTGACATATCAAACTTTCATGTGAGCCGGTTGAGAAGTCAGATCAGTTGCTCAAGCTGATCTGGTGAGTGAATTGTAGCAGAACTTTTTATGTTCGTGCAACACCTGCAAAAGAATTTTCATCAGCAGTCTGAATGACCACGGCGTCACGCGGATCGTTGGCCCCAGCAATCTGCAGCTTACCTTCCGGTGTCTTGATGATGTTGGCCATCTCGGCAGCAGGCAGGCCGACACGTTTGAACGCATCGCGAATCTTTGCCGGCGTGGCCCAAACTTCTTTCAGTGCAACGACAGATTCTTCGATGCCCATTTCTTTGGCCTTGGCACGAATCGCAGATTCGTCGGCAGCCAGTTGCGCGGCACCGGCTCTTCCCCGCACGAGCTTTGTGCCGGGCAACGGATTGCCGCGAATCGCTTCGTCTAGGGCCAGCTGTTCCATGTCCTCAAGGTAACCCTTGATCGCGTCACGCATCTCGAACAGCATCGGGTTCCACTTGACGGTCTGACCGGGGGTGGCCACGGCAGCCAGTTCTTTTTGGAACGTGGTGCACTTGGTCTTTCTGCGGCAATAATGGCAGTGATGGCCAGAAAATTCTGGAAACGACAACGCCAACTCGGGTGTGATGGTGCCCTGCTTGTAGGCCACGGCGGCACGTGCAGCGGGGCGCATGCTCATCGCTGTGTCTTCGATCCAGCCCACGGTCGTCTCCCAGCTAAACGGCTTGTGACTCAGGCGCGGCTGAAAGATCGTAAACACCACACGGGCGTTGCGTGGCAGCAGCAACGGATACAGTGACTCCAACACACCGGCGCCATACAGGGCGGCCTGCTTGTTGCCTTCCGGGTTGACCGCCTTGCGGCCCATCTTCAGATCCACGATGCGAAGCACGCGGCCGTCCAAGTCTTCGGTAAACCCGTAGCAGTCGGCGGTGCCGAAGCTCAGGTTGTGCGGGGTGCCCAGCATCTGGCCATAGTGCACCTTGGCTTCGACGTTGTAGCCGTTGACCCAGGGCAAGCTGCGCACGTAGTCCACGTAGGCAGCGGTGTCGCGATGCCGATGCTCGTCATACTCGAAATCGAATCCGTCAGCGCTGATCGTGGAGCCAATCTCGGGATAGGCCCCACCGCGAAGCACGGTCTCGCTCACCGCATGAAGAGCGGTGCCCTCGGCCGCCGCTTCGCTGGTGCGCGATTCGTCAGTGGCCGTAACGGATACGGGGCACGCCAACCAGCGCTCGGCTGATGAGGCGGAAAGAAGGGAGTGGTCAGACATTGTTGTTCCTTGTTTTAGCGTACCTTTTGGCTTGCGGATTTGTTTCGCTGTGATACTTTGCGCCGAGTCTGGGGCGAAGTGCTTTCAGTATTTTTACTCGGATGTCAATTTGGTTTACAAAACGACTTGTGCTTTCAATTCCCAATGTTTCCGTTTGCTGTTTGATTGCTACTGCTATGTGCTTTATTTCACGTTGCGTTCGCTCCACTACCTCTTTCCACTCGGGGCCGTGAGCAGGACTCAATGCTGCTTTGTACAAAAACACAATGTCGTGTTGCAACATGTTCAAATTATTTTCAGACAGCACAACGCTACGTTTCTTGGTGGAGGCTTCCAACACAGGGCGCACTTGTGTAAAAAACTCCAAGATTTCCAAAGCGGTGGCAACGAACACTTTGAGCGGGTCGCTCATGATTTCTCCAAGAAAAAGCAAGGCCCGAAGGCCCCGCGTTGGTTTAGATGGAAGCGGTTTGTGCGCCAGCGTTCTTCAGTTGCTCGATCAAAGCAACCGTGCTGGTGTACAACCAGTAACGGTGCTCGGCAGGCAACGCCTTGTACTCGTCACGGGGTTCGTTGCGATCGGCGACAGAGGCCAGGGGCAACTGCAACTTCAACTGCTCGATCAGCGTGACAAAGTTGTTCTGCACAAACGGGTTGCCCCAGTATGGGCCGATCAGCTTGGTCAACTCGGCAAACTGCAACTGAGGCGCGAAGCCTTGGTACTCTGGGCCGCACACTTCGGATGTGACGGGTGCCGCAGGAGCGGGTGCCGCAGGAGCGGGTGCCGCAGGAGCGGGCGCCGCAGGAGCGGGCGCCGCAGGAGCGGGTGCCGCAGGAGCTACCACGGGCGGAACGATGACGGGCGGAACGATGACAGGAGCAGGGATGCTGGTGGCCGGGATCAGCTCGCCAGATTCCAACGCCACGCCTGCAGGGAACGTGGGCGCAGCGGGCGCTTCGGTACCGATGGCCGCAACACGTGCCGCTTCTTCAGCTTCGATCTCAGCCTTGGTGCGACGCTTGCGCTTCGGTGCATCAGTGGCCACCGCATCACCAGTCGCCGAGACGGTGATCGTGTTGCTGCCGCGCTGTTCCAAGGAGTCGGCGATGCGCTCCAAGCTGGTTGCGATAGAGCCAATGTTCTCAAAGAGGATGTTCAGATCCATGATGGACTTTCTTATGACCGGGTGGTTGATCAACACAGCGTTGTGGTCAGTAACGCTGCATCGTGGAAGTATTGTAGCATAACTTTTTAAGCTATGCGAAAAGATTTTTACAGACTGAATTCCCTTGCTGGCACGACCCAGACATCGGTACCGACTTCTTCTAACTTCAGTACTGTCATGATGTTGCGAATTCGATTAACTCTGGTGTGATCCATAGCTGACAAGCCTGAGCTAAACAGGTGACCAAAGATGGCTAAAAGTTTTACCTTTGTCCCAGGGCTTTGCGCCAGCACAAAGGCTTCAACGTCACTGTGCCAGGCGTCAAGCACGGTCGCGTCGGCGATGGCAGGGCCTGCCAAGTTGCGAAGCGCGGTGCTGTAGTGCTCAATGGCATCGGCAGCTGTTGGGAATTGCTCGGTCAACGCTTTGGCTTCCGCCCAGTATTGGTCGCGCTCGTTTTTGAACTTGGGATGGTCAATAAACTCTGATGTCATGGCCACCCGGATCGGTGCCCAACGGCGGTTACCGGAAGGATCGGTCAAGAAACGACGACGGTTGTCCGTACCGATGAAGATCGCCCGGCGGGGAACGGCTGTCTCGAACTCAAAATACTTCTTTACCCAGCGGTCTACCTGCTGGGTCATCAGCGCCTTGGTGGACTGAGCATCACGACCGGCGAGGCCGCGTAACTCGGGCAACTCAAGCACGACCTTGCCCTTGATGGCACGGTACACATCATCGTCTTTGCCGGTCAGGTCAACCTGGCCAAACCATTCGTGAAACGGGGACAGCGCTTCGACCAGCGAGGACTTGCCCGTACCCTGCTTGGGACTGAGCAACACGGGCGAGATGTCAGCCTTGCATCCTGGCTCCAGCACGCGGCCAACCAGCGCCACAAACAGGTAGCGCCCCAGCGCCACACCGTATTCGCTTGGCACGGCCTTCAAAATGTCTTGCGCAAAGCGGTCGATTCGGGGCACGCCGTCCCACTGCAAACGATTCACGTGGTCCTTGGCACTGTCATACTTGTTGCGCACGGCAAGCGCACAAATTTGACTGCTCATTTCTTTGGGGTCGTACATCACCCCGGTTATCCCCTCAACAGCGTTGCGGATATCCGTGATCATGATGTCGTTTATCGGTTGCCAGATCGGGCTGCCGCCGATACTGACAAGCGTTTCGTCTTTGAACTCGTCGTACCTGGCCTCAAGCACACCTTGTCCGGCCTTGAGAACTCTCAGCAGATTCGCGTTGGTCTTTGTGACACCGCCCTTGGGGCCTGTCTCCAAGCTCATGGTGTGCTTGATGCTGATCCCGATCTCAAGCATCATGTCGGAGGGCAGCTTGCCGTTGTTTGCCCGGGGCACGGCAGCAAAGTCAGAGCCGTAGTTCTGCTCGATCAGCGCTGTTACCTGGGCCACCGGGTTGGGCAGCAAGGTGTCGCCGCCGAAGTTGTCGTCGATTTCTTTGTCACGGTAACCGACCAGCTCCAAGAACATCGACGTTGTGATGTGTTCGCAGTGTGAATGCAGGCAGCGAAACGCACCTCGCTCCTTGCCGCCCAGGCCCGCACGCAACCAGCTGGTGGAGTTGGGGCCAGTGTCTGATGTATGCTGCGCTGCGTTGGGGCATGTCACGTTGGCCGCACCGCTGTGCACATATCCGGTGACCAGGCCCTCGCTCTCAAGCCACGACAGCACCAAGTCTTCTTTGGCCTGGCCTGCCAGCCGGGCGGTGTACTCGCCTTGCTTTTCACCAGCGATGACCAATGGCTTGCTGTCCGGGTCGTAGGCCGCGCGCAACGTGTCCCACAGCGTGGCCATGGCCTGCAAGCTGACCTCGGGAATACCGTTCTCAAAACCCCGGTGCTCGAATCGCGTGCCGTTGGTATGCAAACCAAACAGCAAGGTTTGGTTACCGGTGGCAAGGAATTCGATGGCACCTTGGGCCGTGTGCACGACGCGCTTGCCAATGTATTCGACGGGCACAACCCTGACCAGCAGCGTGCGCTTGCCACTGTCAGCGCGAAACCGCACCGGCAACTTCACCCCAAGGGTGCCGTTGATCATGTCCTCAAGGTTCTGGGCAATCTGCGGATCGGGAATGTCAATGTCAATCGCCCGAGTGTTGCGTGTTTGCAACAGAATATTGTAGTCGGGCTCCAGCATCCACTGACCAACCTCTTGGGGCGTGGCTTGGTAGCTGGGCCACTGGGCAATGCCCGAGGCTTTACCCGATCCGCTTAAGCGGGAAGGCGTCTTGGCCCATGGGTAAGGGGCGTCAGGTTTCTTTTCGGCCAGCTCGCGCAAGCGGTCGGTGGCTGGGGTGGTGCGCGGGCCCACAAAGGCGGGCAAAATGTCAGCGCCAAAGTGAAACGCGGCAAAGCGCCATTCTTGTTCAGTGGCGCCGATGCGGGAATTGGGGTCAATGATCGACATGTGTCGGCCTTTACGAATCCGTGGTCAAGGGAAGTGTGGGGGTGTTGGCAGACCGAGGCCGACCAAGACTCCGGGTTGCCCCGGTGTTCCGCCCACCAACGGAACGCTCAGTCTGCCAACGGGGCAGATTGTAGCGCGGTTTCGTCGGAACAGTCTTGCCAGCGATTGTTCTCGTCGAACACGGCAAGCTGCTGGTCGGTGGTCAGGGTAACCCGAGCCAAGGATGCGATCTCCATGTAGCTGCGGTTGTACATTTTGCGGTGCGCGATCATCTCGCGCACCCGTGCCTTGGCGTCGGATACCGACAGGCCAAATGTTGAAAGCATTGGAAACGTGCGACCACGGGTGTTGCGCACAAAGAAAACGTATCCTGAAACGGTGTCCCAGGTTTCGGTGGTTTTTGACATTGGTCTGTCCGGTTGGTTTATCAAGTGAGCGGTCTGTACTTTAGCCGCAACCAAAAAGATTGTGACCAGACCGCTCACTTGATAGCTCCGTTTCCTGCGCATACGTCCCCGGTTTTCTGTGAGGGGGCCGAGTTTCGATGACTGCGCAAGCTGTGTACCGCGATGGAGTTCGTGGTGTGGAGTCCCCCTAACCAATGCCTGCATCATAGCAGAACTTTTTATGCTTGTGCAACTATTTCCAAAATCTTTTTCGTCTTGTCCAGACGGTACTGCTTTTTCTCGACGGTCAGCATCCCAGTTCGGCGACTCGGCTTGACGGTCTTAAAGCTCAACGCACCCCCGTCCCCGCGTTCCACGTGACGCGCATCGGTAGTGGGTCTGATCAGCATGATGCTGTCGTCATCCAGAACGCGGTACGCGGTGCGCTGTGCCATGGGCACCAGGATGTACCCCGGCGGCATGTGCCTGAGCAAAGCGTTGGCCTGCTCGCGCGCATAGTAACGCCGCATCGTCTCGCTGCGATCCGCTTTGTGCAATTCACGAGGCAGTGTCACGTGCTTCGCCTCGAAGCGCCGTGACGCCGCCTTGCGAATCTCGATTTGCTCGGGGGTGAAATACGATGGCGCGCGGCCAGCAGGCAGCAGGCTGTACGTCGGGTAGTGATACCAGAATTTGTTGGCACCGATTTGAAAAGTAACCGAGTACTCATCCCCGGGCATAAACGGCAAGGTCGTAAACACATGGCACACATACTTGCCCGTGGGGGCCCACACGTGCGCGTAGATCGTCGCCTCATCGACAAAGTACGCAATCGGGTGCCCCGGTACAGTGAGCGCGCCCTCCGGTGCGCCCAGTTGCATCGCAAGCATCGCTTTTTCGTGGCGGCTGATCATCAATGAAAATCCCCCACAAAACAGTGACGCACTTCATGACCAAGTAACTCATGGCTTAAGTGCAAGGGCGTGATGATGCGGCAGTTACCAGCATCATCCCAATTGGCGCATCCAACAAACATATTTGCCGACGCCGGTGATGCGAAGTGGCCCATCAACCGGGCGCAGTGCTGGCCAGCATCAGCACGCGCTTCCCATGTGATGCTGACTACCTTCTTTGCAGGCGCTGCAAACTCGCCGCTGCGTTGCGGTGTCGCACAGCCGACCAACAGCAGTGCGGATAGTGCGGTGAGCAGGGCCTTCATTTTTTGCATCCTAATTTCTTGGTTGCAATCAGTTTGCGGTAAGCCATAAATTTTTCAGTCCCTCTTTTGTCAAAAAGTTCAAGATCTTCTAGCTTTGCATGAAGAATTTCACGTTCTTTGCGAATTGACGACTGAAAAGTGGCGAATGCTTCGCTAGGATGTGGAAGGTTTAGCACTTTCAAATCAATTGAGCACTGAGTCACGTGGATTGAAAGATCGAGTGTCGTCATGGCGTGATGGTGATTTTTTTTCATGTTCTTAGCTCATGGTTGTCTCCAGCCTTCGATGCGCTGGCGCAGGTCGCGCACTTCTTGGCGGGCCTCCAGCAAATCCTTGCGGTAGTTGAGGGCTCGTGTTTTCCAATCCACGGTTCGCTCGTTCGCAGCGTCCAGCTTGCGCTGGTGTAGCCGGTCCTTGCGCTTGGCCTGTGTCATGGCGTCCTTAAGCGCCACAGATGCAACCTGAGCGACTTGCTCGGGGGTGAGTGTGATGTTCATTTCTTCCTCATTTGAATAGTGAGTTCCCGGCAATCGTTCCAACCTGCCTTGTACTCAACGCTTTCGCTGTTGTCGGTGATGGCATCAGGGATGGGTGCTGACAGCCTGCCAATCTCAAACATCTGCCGTAACCTGATATCAGGATTTAGTCCGAATTCTTTTAGTGCTTGTTCGTAGGTCATGGCTGGCCTTTCTCTGGTGCGGCGGTGATGCCGTGGGCTTGTTCAGCGGTGCGGCGGCCTCGCTCATTCATGTCATCACACCAGTCATCGGCTTTACCGCACAGCCAAGCCTCTTCCACAACTAGCCGCTGACCGAAGTTGTTGACTGGTGGGAACACCACCATCCACTGGTGCCTACCAACAATTTCATCAAACCGTTTTGCAACAACTGGTTTGCCAACGCCGTCCTTGTAAGTGCGTGAAGGCCGTGTTGTGTGTTGTATCATGGCTGACCTTTCTTCTGTGCTTTACGGGCGTTGCGATAGACGGGGACAATCAGAAAATTCCACAGTTCGTCGATTCGCTCTGGTGTGATGTGTGTGTTCATTTCTTCCCCTTGATAAGTGAGATCGTGCTGGCCTTGCCCGCTGCCACACTTGCCGACGCGTGCTGCGCCGTCACACGGCTGCGCTGCATCTTGACGGCGAACTGCGTGCCGCCGGTTCGCCAGTCGAAGACATTGTTGCGCGACTTGGGCGTACCGTCGGGCCACTGATATTGATTTGCTGTCATGATTGATCCTCTGTAAAGCCGCGCCACCGTTTGTTTTGGACTGAATGCCATCTGTTTAAGTAAGGAGCCAATGGGGCTACTTCTATCGTGCTGGCCATTGCACCCCATCGCTTACCAGTCCAATAAGCAAAAAACTTATGGCCTCGCCCTAGCCGTACCTCGTACACGCCCTTGCGCACCGGCTTGATGTGTGCCGGGAACCATCTGGTCATTTTTTTGGTCATGGTTTGTCTTTCAAAGAATGAATTCGGGTTTCAGTTTTGCGCGGGCCAGGCCGCATGAATCGGTGGTGTTCACGATACAGATGTGATGAACTTCCTTGGGGATGTACGGCGGTAAGGTGATCTGTTCGCTCACGGTGCACAGGCAAGTTTCGTGCTTGGTAATATGTTTGGAGAATATGCAGTCTTTGCACTCGATCATGGCAGCACTCCATAGTTGGCAAGGATCATCGCTTTGATTCGGGCTTGCGCGGCTTCAAGGTTCGCCGGAAACTTTGCCACGCACCAACGGGCGAACTCAGCCATGTCCTCAATCACCAACGTTGAAGCATGACGGCGCTCCCCTTGGTAACCGGCAGCGCGATAGCGGGCTTCTTCTTTTTCGTCAAGATACTCAAACGCTCGGGCGTACTTGCCGTCGCCGTGGATCACGATGTGTGCGCGCCACGTACCGTCTGGGTGCGCGATACCCTCTGGCAAGATGGCGCGTGCCAGCGGGCTGTCTGTCAGCACACTCATCGGGCCACGGGTATCGCCGGGTCCGGGTGGGATTTGCAGATACAGGTTGGCGGCTGCGTTATCGGTCGCGTCGCCGTTCAGGTGCATCACGTCCACCTTGCTGCCAAGATCGGCTTTGGTCAGCAGCACCCAAGCGACTTGCGCCGCTTTGTGATTGTGGTTGGTCCCGTCGTGGTTGACTTGGCATCGGTACCCTTTGCCATCTTTCTCCGGGTACCAAAGTTTGCGAATCGGGTCACTCAGATTCGGCTTGCGAAAGAGATCGCCGGTAACAGGGTCGTAATGCCATAACGAGCTGGCAAGAGGGTATGTGAGTTTGCTCATGGTGGTGGTTGGTCGAATGCAAAGTCTGCATTCCGAAAGGCAGCAAGCCGCCCTTCAAAATACGCTTTACGCAAGCGCGAGGCCGTCTTCCAACACTTCACCCGTGTTGATCTTGACTGCGATTCGCGGTCCGGTGAGGTGGCGGTTCCCCACGGTGGATACGATGCCGGTGGCTTGCTTCTTGGCAAAGCCTTGGGCCAGTGCCTGCTCCAAAGTGAAGTTGACTGTTGCGCCAATGTTGCGGGCGGTTCTGCTATCTGTGTTCATGATTTTCTTTCAAAGGGTTTGATGGAGACGATTTGCGCGGGATGCGCCGTTACAAAATCCCGGCTTGAAGGCCGGGCGATGCTCTTGCACCCTGATTGGTTCAAAACGAACCAAACCTTGTTGCAGCTTGGCCAAATGCGATTCGGCTTTGCTGATGCTGGTGGCACCAAACGATGTCCATTGGCCGTTCCACTTGACGTGGTGCAGGCCATCGGCCAATCGCTTGATGTTGGGGTTGGTCACGACTAACATTTTAGATCGCCTCCACATTCGCGGCAACGCCAAGGAGTTTGCCAAAGTTCTCAAGCTCGCGCTGCTTGGTTGCTTCTTCATCGAAACCCCACGACTCGGCAACCATGCGCAACAGCAACGCACAGGCCACCGATGAATGAAGCTCGTGGCTGTACCAAGCCCCCTCTGGGCACTCGTTACCGGCAAGCAGCCACACCAAGTTCAGCACGTCTTGCTGCGTGCGCTCATGGGCACCGGGCACACCGGCACGGGCCAGCTCGGCTTTGATCAGGGCAAACTCGTCTGGTGTCAACACGGCCAAGGCCAGCGCACCGTCCTTGCGGCATAGGTGGTGCCACAAGACGGTGGGCTTGTTGTCGCAGAGGTGCTTGGCTTCCTGTTCCTGCAAACCAAGGGCAAGCAATGCGCCGATGGGGACTTCGCGATCTGGAGTCATGGGTATCTTTCAAAAGTTGATGGTGAGATATTGTAGCACAAAATTTTATGCTGTGTGAATTATTTTTTGCTGTATGCAGCGGCAATCACAAAGACCGCAACAAGGATGATCAGCACCCCCATTACGCGGCCTCGGTGTCGAGCCAGTTGGACACGAGCCCAACGGTTTGCTCTACCGCATCTTGTGCGATTCGTTGCGCGCGTGCCCGGCTCAGTACGGGGTCCAGGTGTTGGGCAAGGTCGGTCAGCAAGTCGTGTGTCGCGTTACGCCACACCCCTTTTGATTTCGTTTTAATCGAAGCAACGCGACGAAAAGCGTGAAGCTGGGGGCCTAACCCCAACCCTCCTGTCAAAAGCTCAGGAAGGGCCTGTGTAAGCCTTGCCGGGGTGATGTCGGTTCGGTGGGATGGTGGTTGAACTCTACCGAAAGCGTTCAAGTCATGGGCGAACCCTGTCGTGAGGTTGTGTGCGAGTGTAGGTGTGTGTTCTTGCAGATAGTTAAAGCGCTCTCGGGGGGTCGCGTGAAGGATTTCGGTCATGGTGGTCTTTCAAAGAATGAAGGGCGTGATGGGGGTTGACGTGCGGTAAAACACGACTTCGGCACGGGGTTTGCGCCCCGCCTTGCCGCTGTATTCCGTCGCTTGGTAGGGCACCTCCCGACGCTCCACAAGGCCCGCTTTGATCAGCCGATCAACGGCAGGTAGGAAGGCCGGTAATGAGCCGTAGAACACACCCATCGAGCGGACGTAGGCCAAGGGTAGCCCGGTGGCCCCAGCGGTCGTTACAGAGCCCAGGATTCGCCAGTCCAAGGGTTTTAGTTCGGGCCGCTTGGTGTGCAACTTGGCCGCAGCAGCCAGTATCTGATCATCGGTGGTCATAGTGAAAACTCTTTCGGCGGGTACGCCTCCACCAACGGGTGAATAGGCTTGGAAAACGGGGCCAGCGGCACGCCAGCAGCGGACAGACCGGCGTGTTCAGGGTTGGCTTCAATGGCCTTGGCCTTGCGTGCCAGCGCTTCCCAGGCCACGGCCAATCGGGTCATGGCTTCGGTGTTGGCTTTGATGGCTTCGATATATGCAGGGTCGTTCATACGGGTGCGTCCTCATGGTTGGCGGGGTTAAAGGGTGGGCGCTTGGTGCCTCGGTCAAGAGGGTTGGGCCAAGCAGGGAACGGCCAATAAGGATCGGCGCTCATTGGTCTGGTTCCTCGTCTTGTTGGTCAGGTGCCGTTCTAACCCACGCCATGACCCACACAGCGCCGTCGTCGGCGATGCTGACAATCGGTTGCGGCGGCACAGTGATGTCGTCGCAGTGGTACACGATTCGACTTTCTTCGATGAAGTCCTCCGATTTGATGCGATCAGACTCAATCTCGTGCAAGCAGGACTGCAACGCGGCAAGTTTTTCGTCGCCGTCGGTGCCAAGGTAAAGCTCGCCGTCGTCGTAGCGGTGGATGCAAGCGACGAGCTCGCGGGATAGGCGTTCAAGGTCAAGCATGGTAGTTTCTCCGGTGGTTAAAAACGTATTGCAAAGCGCCCGGTGGGCGCTTCACGATTCGCTTTAGTCGTCCAAGCAGGTTAAATTCATAGCTGTCAAAGGGTCCACGCCCCTTCTAATTCTGCTTTTCACCGTCTCGTACACCAGTCCCAGTTTTCTGCACCATGCACTCAGGCAAAGCGTTTCGCCGCCGTGAGAAATAATTATGTTGCGCCTTGTGTTGCCTGCTTGCTGTTCGCATGTCGCCCATCGGCAGTTACTCGGAAAATAGCCCTTGTTGTTGTCAATACGGTCGATAGAATGCTTTGGCGATGGCCTGGGCCCCATGTCCCGGATGAAATTTGAAAACTCTTTCCACTCGTCGCACACAGTTAACCCCCTGCCCCCATAGCTTTTATACTTTCTGCTATTTGGGTTTGTGCAGCGTTGAATCAGCGTGCCCCAAACCATATGTTCGGGGGTTCTTGAGGCCCCGTGCGTGCGAACAGCTTTCGCTGCGGCTTCGCCACGGGTGCATCCGCAGCTTTTGGACTTGCCGCTTGTCAGGTTGTACTGATACACGTTTCGCTTGGCACTGCCGCAAGCACACTGCACAACCCACAGTTTCTTGTTGCCTTGTGGTGCGGCAGCGGCAACCACAGTGAGTTGCCCAAAAGTTTCACCTAGCATGGTGGTCTCTCCAGTTGGTTGAATGACAGTTAAATTGTAGCAGGATTTTTTATTGGTGCCCACTGGCTTTGCGCCGTGGTGGCACCGGGGCATACGTAGCAGCGCGGCTTCGGGTTGGTCGGGGCACTCGATGCACAGGTTTCGCAGGTGCGGGTTTCGGTGATGCGGGTCAGGTCCGCACGGGTCGCGGCTTGCTTGATCAGCCGTACAGCGGCACGTTGGTTGCGGTCGTCGCTCATGCTTTCACCCAAATGATAGAACGCTCGTCGGTGCGGCTGAAGTCGCTGCAAAACGGGGTGTCAACACAATACATCCCGGCAAACTTTTGACGGCTTTGAAACGCGCAACCCGTGCAGCCGGTCGGGGATGTGTCATCCACGGCAACCAGTTCGGTGCCGTCGGGCGTGACGATTCGGTCGTAAGTGTCGCTTTGGTCGTCATGAGGGTGGAAAGTTTTCATGGTCAGGTTCTCCGGTTGGTTGACAGGTTTTAGAATGTAAGCCATGGGTTTTGAGAGCGCATCAAACGGGATTTATACTGGCCAAGGTTTTCAGCATCACCCGGTAGCAGGTATGAGGGGAACGCTGTTTTGTTCTCTTTGGCGAAGTCTCGCAACAGTTTTCTGTCGCTTTTCATGTTCCAAATGGATTTTGACTTTGAAATTTCAATGTCGAGTTTTTTTCCAAGGTCTTTTCTAAGGGATTCGCGTTCAGCCGCTTCACGTTGGGCCGCTTCAACAGCCTCACGTTGGGCACGTTCAGCCGCTTCGCGTTGGGCACGTTCAGCCGCCTCACGTAGACCCCGGTTGGTTCTTTCGACAGCTTCTTGTGCGACACGCTCAGCCGCTTCGCGTTGGGCACGTTCAGCCGCTTCGCGTTGGGCACGTTCAGCCGCTTCGCGTTGGGCGATAACCAACGGTGCGCTGTTGTAACCGTCTTGTCGGGCCTCAGCGATAAGGCGCGATGTATCGGCAGCTTGCGCGTATTGGCCGTGCAAGATGTCAAGAGTCGCCGTTGCTTGTTGCGGGGGCACGGCAAAAAATTCTTGCTCTCCACCAGCAGCGTTTGGGTTCAGGTTGACAAAGTTGTAAATGGCGTGCGCTTGCGATTCGTACTCCAGCGCTTCAGCTTCGGTGTCGAATTCGTATGCGGCAAAAACGCTCAGGTTGTTGTTGAGCATCCCGCCGTGGGGGCTGTTGCTGTTCCAATGGTCGCAGCGCGTCGTCGGGTTACCCTTGCCAATTTTGCACAGGTTCGGGTCGATGCGAGACGCAAGCACGTAAACAAATGCGTTGCCGATGTACTGATTCGCGGCGGGTTGCGACAACCCGGCGCTTCGATAATTTGTTGCTCTTGGCAGTGGCATGGTGGTTTCTCCGATTAAGCAAACAAAACGTCAATGAAGGCAAGCGCAGCGCGGTACGCTTTGCCGTGCTGGTTGTCGCCGTGGGTGTTATCCACGGCAGCGGCAAAGGCCGTGCGGGCACCTTTGAAGCATCCTGTTTCGATGAACACTCCGCCGTCGGTTTTCAGGGCCAGCAACGTATCGTTGCGGCTTCCGACGTTGCCGATGGTGGTAAAGGTTTCGATGGTGTGAGTGTGGCGTTTCGCGCCGCGCAGGCCCGCGCCGCGCAGGTCCGCGCCGCGCAGGTCCGCGCCGCTCAGGCCCGCGCCGTACAGGTTCGCGCCGTACAGGCCCGCGCCGCGCAGGTCCGCGTAGCTCAGGTTCGCGTCGCGCAGGTCCGCGCCGCGCAGGTCCGCGCCGCGCAGGGTGTCGGCTTCAACGGTGTGCAGCACTTCGCCCGTGCGGCTGTGTTTGATTTCGATGGTCATGGTCAGGTTCTCCAGTTGGTTAAAAGTTCACACTGCAAAGGGTTGCACGCAACCCTTCACACTTAAACCCCTTTCAGTGCATTGATCAGGCCCGAACGGGACACAGTGCCGGTTTCACCGATGCGGGGCACGTGCAGGCGCACGACGGTAACGTCGCTGGGCCAGCGGAACAGCCACGACAACAAGATTTCCCGGTCGGCGGGGTGGATGTCGCCTTCAGCGTTCGTCGGCACGGTGTAGTGGGGGATGGTGCCAGCGGTTCGGGCAGGCTGGGTCGCGGCAGGGGGCACGGGCGGGGCCGAATCGGTCACGATGATATTGAACAAAGGCAAGCGGTGGTCCTTGGCACCGCTATGGGCTTGGATGCCCGAGTGTTGGGCGAAGGTCTCAGCCAGCACAAGGGCGCGGGCCAGTTGGTCGGGGGTCGCCGTGGCGATGGTCAGGGTGATGTGGTCCATGATGGTCTTTCAGTTATTTGTTGGTATCGGCAAAGCCGGTCAGGGTGTAGGTGTCTTGCCACTCTTTACCGCAGTCGTCGCAAATGATGTCTTGCCAAGCGGTGCCAGCGTCAACTTGCACGTGGTCGCCCGTGAGGTTGAGACTGCCACAGTGAGGGCATTTGGTGCCCCCGTGGTCGAGGTATTCCTGATTCGTCATGGTCATTTCAGATTCTCCGGTGGTGTCATGCAAAATTGCACTGATGATCGATGCACGCATCGATCAGCGGTGAAATCAAACGGTGTATGCCCGGTCAGCTTTCAAGCCAGTCACGATGCCGTCTACAAAGGCACGAATGACGTAATAGGCTTGCCCCAGCGGCAGCACCGGGGTGATGCAGTAGGTGGCACCCGATTCGTTGGCCACACGGGCCAGTGAATAACCGCCGTTGCGGCCTTCGATGGTGAAGTGGTCGCGGTTCGTTTTGCGGTCGGTCGCGGTGGGGTCGCCTTGCCAATACGTTGCAGGGCTCCCGGTCAGGCGGTTGGCCCGGTCGGCCAGTGCTTCCAGTTGCTTGCGTGTCTTGCGTTCAGCCATGATGATTCTCCGGTGGTGGTGGTGGTTGAGTGAGGATTGAATTGTAGCATAGTATTTTATGCTGTCACGGCTTCGATGGCCTTGGATTTGCGATACGTGGTCCACGTGTCAGCCAAGGTGTCGTTGAACAGGCCAAGGAATTCGGGCACCTTATCAGCCGGGATGCTTTTGCGGGTTTCTTCACGGGCCAATTCATGGGCCGGATAGGCTTCGGTGCCGTTGGAGTACAGGCGAAACGGGATGCGGACAAATTGGCCGATCTGGTAAGCGGCAGCGTCAAGGTCGTTGGCCGCGAAACTGAAAACCCGGCGGCTGTTTTCGGTGATAACCCATACGCCACGAAGGCCGAATGAGTTGGTGTTTTCGCTGCGACGGATGACAAGGCAGTTGAAGTTGGTCATGATGATTCTCCGGTGGTTGATTAAGGGAACACTGCAAAGCACCCGGTGGGGGATGCTTCACGGTGGGCTCTCAGGGGCCGGTAAGGCCCGTTTCGCGTTCCCAAATGATTTGGGCAGCGTCGAGGTCGTCGCGGTCCAGCGCGTCGAGGTAATCGCGCCGTGTGCCGATCATGAAAGTATTCACGATGTAGAAACGGCGGCGCAGGGCACGGGTTTGGCGGTCGGTCTCGCGCAGGGCCAGTAGTAGGTGGTTCATGGTCAGGGTCTCCGGTTGGTTATTCACAAAGGATGAAACAGCGCAGGGCGGCTTCGGTCTCGCACTCGGTATCGGTGTCACACTGATACGGCGATTCTTGCGCTGCAAGGATTGACGCGAGGGCGAGGGCAGCGAGGAAAACGGAAATGGATAGGCGGGTCATGCTTGGGCTCCGGTGGTTGTCAGGGCCGTGATACGGCAGTCAGGGTGCAGGGCTTTGACCCCGTGCGCGGCCAATTGCTCGGCAGCGTATTCGCTGCGGGCTTGCGCAGTGAACGTGAGGGTTCGGGATTCGCCGTTGACGATGAACGATACGGTGGTGGTGAATGTGGGCATGGTGGTTGGTTTATGCAAAAACGCCAGCAAGCAAAAGCAAACCGCCAAACGCAAACCCGCCCCATGCAATGGCGGTCCACGTTGCGACAAAAAGAGCGGCAATCTTGCCTTCGTCGGTGTCGGGGGCTTTGCTCACGCAAAACAAAACCCAAGCGATAAAAGCGATGATGACGATAAAGATCATGGTGGTTTCTCCGGTGGTTGAGGGACTAACTGCAAACCGCTCTTTTGGAAAAGCGGTTCACGGTTCGACCGTTGGGTTATTCGGGGATGAAATACTCGGGGTTGAAGCTCCAGCCCCAAGCGTCAGATTTGGGGCCGATCAGGGCTCCGGTCTTGCCGTTGTCAGGGGATACGGCGATACAGTCTTGGTGGAGGGCGATTGACAATTCATATACCGATTGGGCGGTTAACCCGGTGGCAATGATGATGGCGGTTTGTTCAGTGGCCGATTGTTCAAAACGCACAATGTCAAAGTTGTCGGTGTGCTGCAAAATTGCAGTTTCAACTTCCGATGAATGCAGGGTTTCGCCCGTATTGGTGTTCAGGCCGATGTTCAGGGTCAAGGTTGTCATGGTGGATTCTCCGGGGTTCGATGCGGCGGGATTGCTGCATCATGGTGTGAATTGTAGCATACTATTTTTAATTTCCGTATGCCGGGGAAAAATATTTTGTAGGGACAAACCCTTAGATTTCAAGCGCGTCAATTCGGGCTTGGGCACGGGCCAGCGACAAAAACCAGTCAGCCCATAACAGCTCATAAGTCTCGCTGGGTTCGTCGATGCGTTCGGCTTTCGCATAGTACTGAACGCCACCGCTGTTAAAGATGACTTGCATGAGCGTGACGGTGATGCCCGATACGCTGTCGAACTGTTCAATGATGCGTGATGCTTGGGACATAGTGGCTCTCCGGTTGGTTGATGGATGTACTGTACCATGAATTGTGGTTCGGTCAATAGCTTTTTTAAGACTGTTACACTTTTTTACGTTAAATTTTACGGGGATTCGGGGATTCGGCGATTCGTTCTCTACAGGAAAGCATTCTCTATTCTCTACAATTCTCTCATTTTTCTATACTATTGCGCGCGGGAGGTTTTTCTCTATAGATTTTTCTATACTAGGAAAAATTAGGGTATAGGAAAACGGGGTGTTCGTAGAGAATAGAGAATGGTTTTGGAAAAGTCTGAGAATGCCCCACGGGCGAATCGGCGTAAATTTAACTAAAACCACGGTTAAAACGCTAATAGCACAACTTAAAGCGTATCGGCGTATCCCTAAACGCTAAACAGCGTATCGGCGTATCCCTAAACGCTATTTCGCCAACTTAAAGCGTATCAGCGCACCGCTTAAATTTAACTTAGCGCATCGGCGAATCTTGTAACACACTACAAATAAAGCGTATCACGATACAAATAAAACGTATCACGATACAAATAGTTTGTCCTAGGGTTCGCCGTCTCTCTGATTCGCCGTCTCTCTGATTCGCCGTCTCTCTGATTCGCCGTCTCTTGATTCGCCGTCTCTCTGTTCTTGATTCTATAATTGAAACCGATTCTCCGATTCGGCCCTGAAAGGGAA